ACCGATAGTAATTGAAGAAACAACTATTACTCCTGAACCAATTGTTGAAGAACAACCTGTAATAGTTGAAGAACAACCGATAGTAATTGAAGAACCAATTGTTGAAGAACAACCTGTAATAGTTGAAGAACAACCGATAGTAATTGAAGAACCAATTGTTACACCTGAACCGATTGTTGAGGAAATAATTGAAACACCTGAACCGATTGTTGAGGAACCAATACAAGATGAACAACTTCCCATTGAGGAAGAAAAAAAAAATTAGAAGAGTCCCCACAACAGGAGGAATCGTTGGAAAACTTTGGTTTGGACAATGGGGAAATAAATAATACAGAAGACAACGACATTTCTTCTGTTATCAGTAAAAGGTTAACTAGAAATGTTGGAAATACACAACGTAGAAGGTTTAGATGATAAAACTTTAAATGTTGTTCGTCGCAGAACGAAAAAAACCCAAATATTACTGTACGACACTAATAGACGTGCGGACGATTTCATTAATAAATTAAAGTACAGGAAGTGTGGTAAATACGACGAAATACCACACTTTATTGTCACTAAATTAGGTACAATCTACCAACTTTTCGATACCAACTATTATTCAAATACATTTGACGAACCTTATATTGACAAACAATTTATTAAAATTGCGGTTGAAAATTTAGGATGGTTAAGTAAAAATACCGTAACAGGTTTCATGCATAATTGGATTGGAGACCCTTACAGATGTGAACCTTTCGTTAGAAATTGGAGAAACCATTATTTTTGGGATAGGTATAATGATGACCAAGTATTATCAATTTCATCATTGTGTGAACATATATGTGAATCCCACGGTATACCAAAAAATATAGTACCTTCTCAGGGATATCTTGAAAGCGCTATTAAATTTAATGGTGTAGTGTGTAAATCTAATTTCTCAAATATTTATACAGATATAAACCCATCATTTAATTTTAGACTAATTTTTAAAAATGAACAATAGAAAAACATCGGGGTACGACGAGATAAAAGGTATGTTAAAGACGTTAAGGTCTCTTAATGAAACCGTGTACACCAACAAGAATTTGATTAAGGAAGAGGATGAAACTCAACAACCTAATACCAATACACAAAATACCGATAACGAGTTAAACAAAAAACAGTACGATAACGTGGAGGTTGTTAATGATGTGGATGTTAAATTATTGTCTTCTGACCAAGAGGATATAAAACTTAAACCTGAAGAAAAAACCGCCTTATCACAAATAATTGATTCATTTAGACAACAAGTTTCACAAATTGCAAGTTTAGAACCTGGAATTACCATAACCGAGACTGAAATCAGACTTGATGGTGAAATTACAGACTTAGAAATTAATTTTGTTATGATTTCGGGTGAAGGTAGTGGGTTATACATAAATGGCGACATGTTATTATTAGACGACGAAACAATGGACATGTTAGAAAAATTGAGAAAATTTGAACCAACTTTCACATCGGCTATGGAGCCATTAATTAGAGATAGAATGAACGCATAATGGCACTTACAAACACCGATGTTAAAGAAATTGAAAAGATTGCAAGAAAAGAAATGAAAGATTTTCTTGAGACCACTCAAGCACATACCATTGTAATGAAAATAATACAAAAAGAGATAGGTGCTAGGTCAGTTGATGAAAGAATCGTTGACCTATCATCTAAAGTTGTTGTGGAACTTTTCAAAACACTATGGCAACGTAAGTCTTTTTGGGAACAACCCTTAAAAAGTGTTAGATAATGTCATATAATTTCGAGAAAATATTGAGAGGGAAAAAATCTTCCCCAAAAGATACAAATGAAACTTCTGCAGATTCCTCAGGTTCATTTGAGGGAGCTCTGAGCGGTCCATTAGTTAAAAGGAAAATAAAAAAGATTCATAATTTTGAAGAAGAATTAAGTGAAGTTACAGACTCTTCTTCTTCAGGACAATATGACACTTCTTATAGTGCTGGTAGGTCGAACCCATTAAAAATCAATGGTCCCAATAGTATCATGAACAGTCGAGCGGTAAAAGATAAAAATTTCCCAAAATGGGGAGGTCCTGGTGGTGTTTATGTAAAGGTAAAAGAAAGATGTAAAAAATATCCTTACTGTAATCAGGGTGATATCAAAAGTTTAGATTTTTTTGAAGACCAAGAATTGAAAGAATCCGTTTATAATGTATCAAAAAAATTAGGATTACCGTATTCTCAGGTCGAGAAAATTGTAATAAATGAAATAAATAAGATATTTATTAAGTAAATGAAAAAGAATATATCAAATATCATTTCGGAGTCATTATTTGACGAAGTAAAAAGAACCATATTAAAAGAAAATAAAAAATCTCAAGATATGTTTCAAATTACTTGCGAGGGAGAACCCGTTGAAACATTTGAATCCGAAGAAATTGCAATGCAACATTTGGATATTTATAAAAAGAAACATCCTAAAAAGGAGTTCATAATCGAAAAAGTAAAATATAATTCACCAACTGAAATGATTGATAAATTAGACCAGATGGGAGAAGAATTAGAAGAAAATAAAGAAACCACAAAAATGAAAAAAATTAAAGTATCGAGCATGGCAGAAGCCATTTTATCCGCTAAAGAAAAAGGTCTAAAAGAAATTAAATTTAACGGAAAAGTACATAATGTTGAAGAATCATGGAAACAACTTGAAGAAGAGGAAGGTGTTTGTGATGAGTGTGGACAAGGTTATATGGAAGAAGAAACAAATGTGGAGGAATCAAGCGCGTTTGTTTTGGCTGCTGATAAAGCGAGAGATGCTGGTAAAAAAGAATTCGAATTCCCTAAAGGAAGTGGTAAAATGCATAAAGTAACAATCACTAAAGATATTGATACAAATGAAGGTGAAATGGGTACGTGTAGTGAGTGTGGTTCACCCATGAATGAGGAAGGAATGTGTTCAGAGTGTGGTACTGGTATGTATGAATCTAAGAAATCGGTTCTTAGACTTACTGAAAGTGAAATGGTTTCTTTGATTAAAAAAATGGTAATTGATTCAAAAAAAAATCTAAGTGAGGCGGTACCCGGTATTGCGGTAACTAAGAAAGCTCAGAGTGGTTCTAAAAAAGAAAATGACGACGCAATTAAAGATGTTCAGAAAAAACTGAAAAAAGCATCAACATTTGATGGTAATGATAATCCTGAGTTTCCAAAACAAGTTGGTAAAGGTGAAAAAATGGCGGTAAACCCAACTGAGAAACAAGAAGAGTATATTGATGATAATATGAAGGGTGGTACCCTTTTAGATTTAAATTATGATTTTGAACCATCAGAATCATTCAAAAAAAGATTAAAAATGGCATTAGAAGGTGACTCAAAAATGGGTAACTCACAAAATGCTGCTAACGTTATAAAAACAAAAACAGGAGAGAGATTAAGTAAATCGGCTGAAAGAAAAAAAGAAAAAGAGAAAGACGCACCTGAAGCATTCCATGGAGCAAGAGGAGTTCAACCTTTAAAAGTAAAGAGTGTGAATGAATCTAAAACTACAATGACTTCAATTGTGAATGAGGAAATCTCGAGAATGAAAAAAATCATCGGATACAACGAAAGTACTCAGTAATCTTCTTTTTTTTGTTTTCTTTTATCCTTATATTTTAACAGATGAGGATTATGGAAAATAGAGAAGAGTATATTGAGTCAGATATTTCTGAAAAATACAAACATCAAATAGACATTTGGTATAGAACCTACAACATTAATAGGGATAAAATAATATTATTTTATGATTTCCTATCTTCTTTATATGATTTAGTAGACGAAACCTTTTTAGGTTCTGATGTACTTTATGACGAAATAGACCAACGAAACCATTTTAATTGGTGTTGGAATAAAATAATCACCAATTTTGATAAAGAAAAAATATTCTTCAAGGAGAAAGGAACCCACTATGAATATATGTGGAATTTTTTCTATGAGGCGTACTATTTTGTTAAATTGGAAGAAAAAGAAAATAGAATATCTGAATACTTTTACAAGTTATTTGATTTTAGATATCAAAAGTCAAGGTCCGAGTTGGACATTCTCACAGAAATTTATAAATTATTCGAACAAAACTTGAAAAAGTAGTTTATTTTCCGTATACTATATATAAAAACGGAAAAATGGACACACTTAAACAAATCAAAGACTTGGTGGAAAAAATGTCTGTTGATACCACCAAGGTATTCGAAAAGGGTAATAGAAGTGCATCTATTCGAGCTAGAAAATATGCTCAAGAAATAAAAGAGTTAATTCCTCTTTATAGAAAAGAACTATTACAAGAAATAAAAAAACATGATGATTAATTATATCTTTATTTTTTTGATGGTATTGAGTACCATTTACGTACTAAGGTTCTGTGTTGAATTTTTGATAAAATTCTTCTCAGAACAACCCTCAATATTAAAGTTGACCAAAATAGAATCTGTTTTGTTTTATCTTGCGGTTTCTTACATAATAACATTTTTAATAATATAATTTAGTGTTTGACAATATAAGACATTTAAGACCATATTTTTTCTCTTTGAGAGAAATAGACAATAACGTAAGTTTAGACATTAAACTTCCTGTTACTTGGAAAATCGAATCAATAATTTCTCAATACAAATCTATCAAATATAAGATACAAGATAAAAATGAGAAATTTACTTTGGTTTCATTAATCAGTAATGCAACCGCTGATGGTTATGATGTTGTTTTTTCTTGTGCAAAAGAAATAATAACCATGAATAAAGAAATGGAAGAGAAACAAAGACTCTTACAACAAAAGATTAAAGAGTTAGAAGTTTTGTTTCAACACCAGACACTTGATAAGTTAAAAGAAATATCATTTATTGAGGATGCAAGACAAGAGAATACAACAGGGATTAAATTGGTTGAATCGGGAAGTGGAGAGGGACTCCAAGGAGATACAATCCCACAAGAATCAAATGATTGAGGAAATCAAAAAATTGGATAAAACCAAAATGTTTGAGACCCCTAAAAAAGAAAAACTTTCTTTTTTTAAAAGACTTTCTATAATTTTTGGATATGGAAAAAAAAGGTGACTTGATAAATCAATTGGCAATAATATCAGATTTAATTGAAAAAATTAATTTGGATACTAAATCGTGCACATTGGTTATTGAGTTAGAAAACGAAAAGTTTCTACAAACTTTTGATTATATCTCAAAAAAACAAAATAGTCGAATGGTTAAACCCGACAAAACTTTTACAATTAAAATTGGTCAGGTGGATATCATCTTTAATAAGAGTAGTGTCTAAATAATTCTGATTTTTTAAATCCTTTGGATTCAAGTAGTTGATATAACAATTTTCTTTGTGCGGTTGACACGTCTTTTATGAATATGAAATTACCTTTCTTCTTTTTTAGAACGTCCTCTCTTATCAATTCAAACAACCTTTTAGCGTCACGGATGTTCTTATTTCCAAACAACAGTATATTATCATCGTTTTGAACAAATAGTTTATTATTCAATGTGAATATTTGACCTATTTCATTTATAGATGTTATTTGTTCTAACAATTCATGATATCTAATTCTTTCCTTCTTTTGAAAATCGTATATTAGTTCTTCTTTCCAATAAGGAATTATCTCTTTGATTCTGAATTTATCATCTTCGTACTTAGCCTCAATCAATCTCCCCAAACTATCCTTGACAAATGTTTTAGTCGCCCACCTATTGTTAGGAAAAATTAACGCAAGTTCATAAACTACTTCGTTGTTTCTTTTTCTGTTTTGTGTTTTTACAAATCTTGGTTTTTTCTCTGTCTTATATTCATGCCAATACTCGTACACAGTTGTCCTTTTTTGACACCTGTATAGAATTTTAACTCTTTTCTTGTTACAAAAGAGAACTACAAAGTATTTTCCATTTTTCATAGAAAGTTTTTAACAAAGGAGTAGATTCCGTAAACCGCGAAAACACTCCAAATAATAAAAGCACCATACATCACCTTTTCTGTCTTTTGTGCTAATCTTTCCAATGACTCCTTTGTTGGAGGAGCCATTTCTTTCTTCTGTTTACAATTAGAACATCCCATAATACAAAAAATAAGTAATAAATAAGTATTTATCAATATGAAATTGATTGAATTGTTGGAAGACATGGTGGTTGAAAAATGGTCAATGAAATATAAAAAGACCATAGATTGTAGCAATCCAAAAGGTTTTTCTCAAAAAGCCCACTGCGCCGCGAGAAGAAAAAGACAGAAAGGTGGAAAGACCAAATCTCAGCCGGTAAAATAAAAGTGCGCACTGATTTCCATTTTTGAAAAAAGTTTCTTATATTTTTATAGTTAGAGGACTAATAACGCAAAATATAAAATTATAAATGATATCTTACATTGGAGGAAAAGCTAGAATAGGTAAGTGGATTGTTCCGTTCATACCTAATGATATTGAAACCTACGTGGAGGGGTTTTCGGGTATGTTTTGGGTCTTTTTTAATATGGACCTAAAGAAATACCCCAATCTCAAAACAGTCGTTTACAATGACTTTAATCGATTGAACGCAAACCTTTTTAAATGTGCTAAACATTACGATAGGTTATGGGATGAACTCGCGAAATACCCATGTCAACAATTAGGTGTGGAAAACACCCCACCTGAATATGAACAAATGTTCCGTACATACCAAAAAGAAGTATTCAACGAAGAATTAGTCATTGGGGATGAGCCCAATTTTGATGTTGCCGCAAAATACGTTTACGTATTAACTCAAGTTTTCTCAGGTTCCAAACCCGAAACTTCTAGTTATACTGATTACAAGGGTAAGTACAGATGTAAGGTGTTAATCTTTATGGACAAACTCAAACATCCTGAATATAGAGCACATTTAGATAGAATCACGTTTGTCGAAAACATGGATTTCCAAAAAGTTGTTGAAAAGTATGATTCGCCAAAAACATATTTTTACATGGACCCCCCTTATTGGAAAACAGAAAATTATTATTCAAATCATGATTTTGATAGTAATGACCATGAAAGGTTGGCAAACACATTAAAGGGTATACAAGGTAAATTTAGTTTATCTTATTATGAGTTTAAACAACTTCATGATTGGTTCCCCGAAAATGGTGTTGGTATTGGTAAAAATGGACAACTTTTGATGTTTCAACCAACTGGTTACAAATGGGCTAAAGAAACTTTCAAAAAGGCGGCTGCCGCTAAAAAAGACGGAACACAAAACGAAGGTATTGAATTACTGATTATGAATTATTAAAAATGGATTTTTCTCCTGAAAGTTTGATATATTTGCAAACAATTAAAAATTACTTTGAAAGTAATGAGGAAGCGAGAAAATATTTTTTATCAAACTTGAACGAAGATGAGTTTTATAATAGTATTTTAAAAGTCGCTGAAAATAATTTTAGAAAAACAGGTGAACCTCAATTAACACAGGAACAACTTGAATTTCTAAGAGTATCTTTGATGATTTTTAAAAAAGTAGAAGATAGTGAATTTAATGGAATTTACTTTTATGAATCAACGGATTTAAAATTTTATTACAAATAGAATGAGAAAAACACCAGACCAATATTTTATTTATGAAACATCGTATGGTACCGACGTACCAACGAATCAATTGTATCTTCACACCTTTGATGAAATACCATCTGTTTATAAGACGGAGAAGGTGTATACATCAGATGTAATGGATTATTTCATATCAGATGGATATAGACCTATATGTGAATTAAATTCAACCTCTAAAAGAAGAGTACATAAACCAAATACAGAAATTTTTCTTCTTAATGATAATAATAAAACTGCAATATTATTAAAATCAAAATATGAAAAAGAAGAATTATTATTTGAGTTAGAATTTTATTACACATTATCTCATGGTATATTTGATACAAATTTTGATTTGAAAAAAATATCAGGATTTGAGTTTGAATTAAAAAAGAGTGGTATTAGTTTAGTAAAATCTGAACATGGTCATATGGACACCGAGGAATATGAATTAAATGTACCTGATGTTGACATAAAATTAAATTACGGTGATAAGTTTGTAAAACTACACGATACTATTGTCACTCGACTGAACAAGAAAAATGATAAAGGTATTGTGTTATTTCATGGAGACCCCGGCACGGGCAAAACTTCGTATATAAAGTACCTTACAAGATTGATTGTCGATAAAGAGATACTATTTATTCCACCATCTATGGCCGAATCTCTTTCAGAACCCTCAATTATTCCATTCTTGATGGAACATAAAAACTCTATTCTGATTATTGAAGATGCCGAGAAAGTAATTTCAGATAGAGAATTAAACGGTTCTTCTGTTGGTGTTTCTAATATATTAAACATAACAGATGGTATTCTTGGGGATTGTTTGAATATTCAAATCGTTGCTACCTTCAATATGAAAAAAGAAAAAATTGACCAAGCCCTACTGAGAAAGGGTAGATTAATTTGTGAACATAAATTTGAACCTCTAAGTGTTGAAGAATCTAACAAATTATTAAAACACTTAGGTAAGAAAAAAACAGTTGATAAACCAACTACACTTGCGGATATTTATAATATCGATGAAGACGTGGTTCGAGTTGAAAATAAAAAACAAATAGGATTTTAAAATTAAAGAAAAATGGAATTAGTAACAGTTGAAAAACTAAATGAAATGAAACAAAACGGTGAGAAAGTTCTTGCCGACTTTTACGCTGAATGGTGTGGACCATGTAAAATGTTATTACCAAAATTAGATTTACTACAACACGAATACCCTGATGTTAAATTCGTCAAGGTTAATGTTGATTCTGAAATGTCAGGTTCTCAAGAATATGGGGTACGTTCAGTACCAACGGTAATGATATTTAATGGTAATAACGAAGTATCAAGAACATCAGGTGTTAGACCCGATTCTTTTTACAAAGAAATATTAAACACTTTATAATATGGCGAATGAATTACTTCTATTTACACTTGAGGGTTGTGGAGGTTGTAAAAGATTAAAAGAGAGACTCCAAAAAGAATCATTACCTTACCGAGAAGTTGAAGTTGGTAAGAATAAAGAGATTTGGAATAAAGTAATTGAACAAACGGGTAATGAATATTTACCCGCCTTTTACATTAAAAAAGACGACACTGGTAAAGGACCCTTTTTTTGTCCCGAAAAAGATTTTAATGGGGACGACGAGGCGTTAGCAATTATATTAAAATACATTGAAAAAAAAGAAGGGGGTCAATAACCCCCTTTTTTATTTAACTAAACTATTAATCCATTTATAGGTTTTTTCCATTCCATAGAACAGAGGTTCACTAACAACCCAACCTATTTTTTCGTGGTATAATTTATTGTCTGAATTTCTTCCCCTCACACCAACAGGACATTTATATCCATACTTCTGTTTAAATTCTTCCCCACCAATATTTCTGATATAAATTTCTTTACCTGAAATATCTATAGCCATTTGAGCCAAATCATTAATTGTTACTTTCTCTTCAGAACCAATGTTTACAGGACCCAAAAAAGAGTCTTGTCTCATTAGTCTTAAAACCGCTTCAACACATTCATCCACATATAAGAATGAACGAGTCTGTTGACCATCACCCCAAACTTCAATTTCTCCACCGTCTAACATTTCGGCAACTTTTCTACACATAGCTGCTGGTGCTTTTTCTTTACCACCTTTCCACGTACCATATGGACCAAATATGTTATGAAATCTAGCAATTCGAACATCCAAACCGTGATTTCTGTGAAAAGCCAAGTACAACCTTTCCGAAAAAAGTTTTTCCCAACCATATTCTGAATCAGGATTCGCGGGATATGCTGATGATTCTTCACAATTTGGGTTGTTAGGGTCTAATTGATTGTGTTCAGGATACATACATGCCGATGATGAATAAAAAATCTTCTTAACTTTTGTCTTCACTGATTCATTTACAACATTTAAATTTATCATTGCAGAATTGTGCATAACATTCGCGTCATTTTCACCAGTGAAGATGTAACCAGCACCACCCATATCGGCAGCTAATTGATAAACCTCATCAAATGGGACCTCAGTTGAATATGGTTGTTTGTAATAATTAAACGGTAATATCGTACCATTTAATTCTTCTAATCTCATTACTGATGATACGTTTTTTGGGTCCGTAAGGTCATATATTAAGAATTCGTCACAAAAGTCTTTCTCATCAAAATATTCGTGTCTTTTTATATCAACTACTCTTACGTAGTTTCCTTCATTTTTTAATCTTTTTGCTAGGTGACCACCAATAAATCCGCCACCACCCAATACTAATACTCGTTTCATTTTATTTTTTTAAAAAATCCCTCACCAAAATTATTACCCCACCAAAATTGTTCAACACAGGTAAACCCATGATGTGTCATCCAATTGTTTATTTCATCAAAGTGTGGACAACCTTTATATAATTCGGCTCTGTTTATTTCTACAATAACGTAGTCAATGTTGATTAATGTATTCACGGAACCTTTGAGAACCTCTAATTCAAAACCTTGAACATCGATATTCATCATGTTGTATTTTGAAAAATCGTAATTTAAATCATCCAATCTATCCATTTCAACTTCTTCTACAGAATCAAAAACGATATGAGGAAATTGAACAGAATGTAATTTCGGTTCTAATATTGAGGATGACATACCTTTATTAAAGGATTCTACAAACATAGAAACTTTTCTCTTTTCATTACCTAACGCCAGTTTAACTAAAATTGCGTCATCATCTATTTTTTCTTTTAAGGTCTCAAAATTAGACGATAGAGGTTCAAAGTATATTCTGTTTGAAATACCCAATTCCTTATAAACTTCATCTTCTTGACCAAAATGTGCACCAACGTGAATCACACCATGGATATTAACATTATGATTAATCATAAATGTCTTTAGCTCTATATTATTCATTCTCTATCCTCTTTATATTTGTCTTTATTATACAATAAATCCCTGTGTTTTTCAAGTATTTTTGCTGCGTTTACGTAAACTAAATTATTATGTAATGATTGATTTTTTTGTCTAGTGGTCCCCCATCCAGGTTCGGAAATATAATCTATCGTATATAAACCTGACACTTTTCCGAGTTCTTTGAATGCTCTCATGGACATATCCATATCATCATAATTTTGGGGTGAAAAATATTCGTCTAAAAAATTTAATTTGACCACGTCATTATAGTTGTACATTAGTGGACCTCTGTTACCATATTCTCTAGCATAAAAAATATCTCTTGATGAGTTATCTTTATGTGCAATATCGATGTAATTTATTTGTTTTGTTTGTTCATTATAGATGTTATTGTGAGCAACAAAAGATGTTACAGCGAACACATCACTATATTTTATGAACGGTTCCAACATCCTCTTATCAAAATCTTTTTCTGTGACAACCATATCATCTTGGATTAAGACCACATAATCATTTATAACAGACTTTAGACCAATATTATTTGCTTTGGTTTCAAAAACATTGTCGGCATACAGGTAATCAATTTTTTTATTACTAACTCTCTTTAAATTGTCACGAACAATACCTTCACTATTATCTGTACAACCATCAAAAACTATTACAATCTGGTCATTCAGTTCTGATAAATTATTTACCAAGTTACTCACCACTTGGTTCATTAAGAATTCCTTGTTGTGAATTGTCAATACTACTGATGTTTTCATTTTAAAAGATATTTTGATAATTCTATACAATCACCTTTTCTATCAAACAGGTGGTCAACATAATTATACGTTTCAATCACGTTATAATTTTCTTTGTGAAAAATCCAATTATTTGCCGTTTGCTCACAACAATGATAAATCTTCGAGTCTGTATCAGTCACATCTGAAATGTCTACCGATATCATATCTTCCATAATTTTTTTTGCTTGGTGAATATTGTAATCCGCGGGCAACCCAAAAATACCTAAATTATAAATTTTAAAATCTAAATCATTTGTAACCTGTTTACATATTTTTATTTCACCCCATCTCGGGTCACCATTCCTAACGATTCTTTCATACTTCCAAACCATAATAGAATTATCATCAATTTGTGGTAATTCCGAATGAAAAAATAAATCATTATCGATTTTTACAGTGTACTCAGTTTCTGATTTTGCATAATTAATAAAATCATTTAAAACTGTAAAACTATAATTAAGACTTTCATTGTATTTGGTAAGTTGTTCCGTGTAATCAATATAAATAATTCTGTCTTGGTCAATGTTATACTTGTTCATTTTTTCTTTCATACCCTCAACATCATCAGTATAAAGATGTAAAATACTTTTTCTATTCTTATCAATAAATGAAGCATAAGATGCTGATGAATAATCAGATATAAACTCTTTATTTTTGTAGACATCAAACGCCCATTTCCGACCGATTTGGGACATTTTATTTAAGTCATAATTATAATTTAATGCAATAAATTTCATGGTATATATACGTTGTATTTTATTCTATAATCGAGACAATAATCAAATTTTAAATTATGTTTCACAACCAAGTTAGTTAATATACTTTGGTCATTTCTATGGAATTGCCAATTTGGAAAATTCTCACCAATTTGATTTGGTTCATTGTCAACTATCTGTTTAATACTACAATACTTAAAATAATCGTGAACAAATTCCATCATTTGTTTGGTTTTTTTAATGATGATAAATCCTGCTTCCATCTGTGGTGTTTCATGAAACTTTTCTTCATCACAATCCATCAAGATAAAACAGTCTCTTTTTGTACATATTTTTTGAGGCCAACGATTTCCATTCCAATTTGTAAAATAATAATCATTATCTTTCAAATAATTTGCAATCGTATTATAATCAACATCAACTAAATCACCGGCATCGGTATAAATTAATGCATCCCCATCTTCTAATTCATTCAAAATATCTAAAATAATTTTTGGTTTCCACAACCAAAATCCATCACCCGTTTCACAATCTAATATTTCTTTATGGTTTTCATAAAAAATACCTTTCTTAACATCTTCAGATTTAAATCCTCGGATATCATTGAAACCACGTGAATTATAATATCCGATTAATTTTTGAACGGTGTTACTAAATTTATTGTTGGTGTAAAAAGATAGAACAATTTTCATTATTAATGTATCCCCCGAACATTTACGTTTATTTCATATTCATTTATTAATGGAGAGAGTTCATTAGGGTATTCAGATAAATTCCATTTACCTCTAACTAAAGCCGTTGCTATATATGGATAAACAGAACTATCAAAATGATTCAACCCCCTTTTGTTTTCACCATCGTAATGATATAAACCTTTGATGTTGTTTTCTATCATAAAATTTCTATATGTTTCATTCTCTAACCACATATTATTTTTGGTACCTTTCATGATTTTAATGTAATCATCTTTTTTCCAAATAGTTGGTTGCATAGAAAATATATCTTTATTGTCGGATTCTATTTCATATAAGGTCTCATAAATTTTTTTATCTTTAACAGACCCCGATTTTAACAATCTAATGAACGAATATTCTTGGTTATCATGTAAAAAATCGAGGTAATTAAAAATTTTATCATGACTGACATTGTTATAAAGAATAAAGTCTTCTTGTAAGTATATAAAATAGTCATATGGTATTGAAGATAAACACTTTAACCATGATTCATAATAAGGTTCTTGATTTTCATATAAAAAACAAATTTGCTCGGGTATCATTACATCTGTAATAAAATACATCGGTAAGTTTGTGTACTTTTTTTGTTCTAACAAGAACATATCCAAAATATCTGAACATTTTGAATTTGTATAAGTAACGTAACAAATTTTATTATCCATAAGGTGTTAAATTTTTGTTGATATAAACCACATCCATTTCTGTGTTTGAAGATTCTGGCGACTCGTCTATTGGTATAAACCTATTTAGTTTTTCATCTAGTTCAGATTTACTTGTAGAACCACGATATAATTCCTGTAACCCTACTTCGGTGGTTATTATTTTTACATCATTTAAATATTCTTTTAGAGAGTCTAATACGATATTTTCTGCACCTTGAACATCCATCCAAATCAAATCAACACTTTTAATATCATTTTCTTTTAACCAATCACTAAGAACAATACAGTCAACCTCAGTTTCCTTTTGGGCCCACTGAGATGAACGCCAGTGGTTTGTTGTCTGTAATAAAGAACTGGCACCCACATTTCCATTATAAACTTCGTAAAATTTAGTTTTACCGTTGTAATTGTTTATTGCGTATTGGTAAACTTTTATGTTATTAATTTTCTCAACGTTCTTAACTGTAAATTCGTAGTTTTCTTTTACTGGTTCAAACGCATATATTTTAGCATGTGGAAACCATCTATTTAACTCTAAACTTTGGCAACCATCTCTTGACCCAATATCTAATATTGTGTTGACATCATTAAAGTCAATTTTATCTTTTATAACATTAATCATTTTTGTTGTCCATAATGGACATCTACCATTCAAATCGGTAAAGGCACCCCTATTTAATTCATCTTGAGTAAATGCGTCGTCAATAAATTTTGAATTATCTATCATTTTTATAATTTTTAAATCACCACCATACTATAACATGGTGCGTCTTTATATGTGGACAAATTAATATTTCGTTTTAACCAAAAAATTTCATTATCATTACTTAATTCGCCACCCATAAAGTTTATATTTTTATAGTTAAGTGATATTATATTTTCCGTGATTATTTTTTCCGAATACTCATCGTGTATGGTAGATACATTCCAAATATCAAACACCGTATCTATTTCACCCTCCACAAAATAATCAACAAAATATTTTCCTTCATTATGCCAAGTCAAAAAATTTACACACTCTTTTTTAAATGTGGAAACTAATCTATTTGCATTAGATGGTAGTAAATCACTTCTCCATTTAAGGACTCTGTTGTAACCTATTTCTTTGGCTTTCATTATTCCATTCAAAGTTGATATTTTTTGTAGTGCTATATTTTGTACACCCCTATCGTGTGGAATACTGTTGAATAAGACAACATCATTAGTATCGTATTTTGATTCTTCACCTTGCCATGTTGACCAAATCAAATCATAACCAGTCCAAGCGTTTTTTAATTCTTTAACGTAGTCTGAAGGTCCTTGTACTATGACACAAAAATCATTATTCATACTGAATTAAAATTTTGATATGTGATTATGATATTGTGACCCTTCATACATGTATGGTCTAGTTATTTTATTATGTATGAATACATCTAATGCGGAACCAAAATCAATATAAGTGTTATTACTATTATTTGTAAACATATGTTTTATGATAACAGCAGATGTTGGTCCACAACATACGATAAATAAAGTATCTTTATATTTTGAAGAAACATTGTATATTTTTTCTAAAAACGAATCTCTATGTTCTTCCCAATAGTTTACACAATCATTAGGGAACGGTACAAATTCTGATACACTAAATGGTATGTTTTTTAAATCACAATTTTCATTACAAATTAAAACAACATCTCGATTTATATTTCTTATTCTTGATATATTTTCTTTGTAATTTGCGTTAATCCATAGGTTAGCAAATGTAATGTTTGATTTATTTTGTATTCTATCATATAAAAAATTATAGTCTCTAATACTATCAGTTTTGGAGGATATTGCAAAATAAAAATTTGGGTCGTTCAACCCTATACATTCATTTAAATCCACACCTAATTTGGTTTGTCCCCCACTCGAAAACCATTTATCGTTTTGATACGCTTGTGTATTCTTTTCTATCGGTGAATTATTCATTAACATCACTTCACCATCGGCATATCTAACAAAAGAAAAGTTAGTTCGACTATCTATCTTTTCCCAAAACGAATTAAAATCTTCAATATACTTTTCAATCATTTAATATTGTCTTAAATCCTTTATTTACATACCCACGGTAAACTTCACCCATTAAATTCATATTTGAATGATTTACGGAAATTGCGTTGGAATCAGTTCCATGTTCCCATGCATATTCTGGTATACTACCCCACATTTCTCTATTTTCTTTAGGATGGGGAGGAACGTAAGTTCCGATATTTGCGTATTTCTGTAATGTATATGAAAAGTGCATATCCTCACCAACTAATTTACTCTGATTGATTTCAGGTAATTCTCTCCAAAATATCGATAACCATTCTCTTTTAAAGAACCACGAGTGACCAACAATGTCGACCTTTTCAATTTCTTCGTTAGGTTGGTCCCAACCGACTCTTGTTGCTGGCCAATAAGAGTTTTTTGTGTGAAATTTTACACCGATAGTTCCTAATAAACCTTCTTGAATTTTCATGGTGTTTAGACAGTTTTCTAACCATAGTTTACCCGGTATTGTGTCATCATCAAAAACACAAATATATTCTGTGTTGGCATTTAAAGCAAATGCAAATCTTGCCCACACACCTAAATTACTATTACAAGATGCGTGAATTAAATCTTTGGTTAGTCCCTCATCAAATTGAGAACCAGAATTTTGCCAAAATAAAATTGATTCGGGTTGGACACTTTGATTTCTAATTGATTCCAATTGTTTTTGGAGAACATGTGGTCTTTTATACCCATTTAATATTACCGTTATACTCATACAATTTTTCTAAATATTTCAATGATTCTTTCACAAGAATTACCATCACCAAAAGGACAATCATATTCTGTTTGGAAATCGTTAATAATATCGTAAAAAATACCTTCTAAGTCAATGGGTTTTTTACATATAAAAGACGTTTTACCCAAGGACTCAGGTCTCTCAGTTTTTTCTCTACATACAATAACTTTCTTATTTAGGAACGACGCCTCTTCTTGAACACCCCCACTATCTGAAATTAGTAATTTACAGGATTTGAATTCCTCAATAAATTTATCATGGGTTAATGGTTCAATAACATCAACATGTGTCAATATATGTTTGTGTTTTATGACGTTTGGGTTTGGGTGTATTGGAAGAATGAATTTTAATTCAGGATTATTCTTTGCTAATCGATTGATAACATCAAACCACTCCGACATCATCTCATGATTCTCTCTTCTATGTAAAGTGATTAAGACTTTATTTTCGTATGTAATATTTTCTTTATTAAGATTATCTAATACGGTATTGCCAACTACAAAATTTTTACCCTGAACTTTTTCATTTTCTAAGTTCATCTTGTTACTTTCTGTTGGGCAAAGATTATAGTTTGAAATTCTACTAATTAACTGCCGATACATTTCTTCGGGGTAAGGGTGATTGTAGTCATATGTCCGTAATCCCGCTTCTAAATGAATCACTTCTTTTTTATGGTGTAATCCTATTAGGGATAATGAAAGAGCGGTTGCGGTGTCCCCTTGGATAAGTATATGTGTAACCCCTTCCAAAAATTCTTTTTTAAAATTTAAAAATACGGATGACATAATACTATCCAATCTATTTTCACACGTATCATCAATGGATAATTTATAATCAAAATCACCCAATACAATATCTTTGTGTTGGGTAACATATAAAATTTTATGGGGAATACTTTCCCCACACATTTCTATTAATTTTTTTATTTTAATATACTCAGGTCTTGTGCCGTAACAAAATAATATCATATATAAGTTGAAATGATTTCTAAATTTTTTAAAGTGTTAGTTTCTAAGAAATCAATTAATTCATCACCTGATAACCTATTAAACCATTCTTCTAAACTTGCACCATAATTTTGTGTCGTTATTACTTCCAAACCTAAACATTTTGCCTCAACAACCAGTCTACAAAAAGTTTCTCTTGCTATCGGGAAAAACACAATACCTTTACATTTGGCCATATTACTTAAAAATTCAACTCTGTCTTTAGATTCTTTAAGAATATGGACCGGTAATTTATTTTCAGAACAATACTTCAGACTACCTTGGGTGTTCTTTATCCAATTATTTGTATAGTAAACAGAATATTTGTCGTTTTTAACATTGTTGGATTTATTTAAATTCCTCAATAATTCTAAGTCCTCATTTGACCATATCGAACTATTCAGATTTATAAAATTAGCAACAACATCGTTTTTAAGATAAACGTTCATGTGGTCGGTTGTTTGAACAAATACCGCTTTTGCATTCCGGTAAAGAGAATAGTTGGTTCTTTCCTCAATCGGAATTATGTTGTCGGTATATCTCCATGGGTGTCTACTTGCACATATTTTATAATCGTTTTCAATAATGACGTAGTTCAAATTTTGTATTTGATTAACCAAGTTTGGGTTCATCAAAGAAATATTTGATATAATATACAGGGCGTTGTAATCAAATGACTTGACTTGGTTTGAATATTCAAACTCAAGATTAAATCTATCAATTAAAACTTGATTCACCCATTCAGAACCACCGTGAGGTACTTCTTTAATGGTAAAATCCGATATAAGTATTTTCCTCATATAACTTGATAATTTTCTTTTAACATGCTGTCCATGTAATTGAATGGTAAATTAAAATAATGTTCACCGAATTTATGTTGTTTATTGAACGATGACAATCTCTTTGCTCTTGAAATGTAAATGTTCTTCACGTAGTCTTTACCCAAGAATTTATAGTGAAGAAGTTTTATTTCCCGCTCATCCGAAAATTTACCATCAACAGAATTAAAACTGTGACCACCAATGCCGTATTTTATATCTAAATCAGGATGAAAAATTATATTTTTACACATTGGTTCATACGTTTGTGAACCTGTTTTAATTTTTGTTGTAATGAATTCACCGTCGTATATTGGAAATTCAGTACTAACCATGTCGTGACCGTCTATTCTTGGGACGGTTATACCCATTTCTTTGTACTCTTGAAGTTTATCCATAAGATTTTCATGGTATATAAACTCATCACAGTCACAAACTATAACCCAATCAACACCCTGACCTCTACTTCTTTTTTTATACTCTTCGGATTTAATGTTTACGTAATTAATTTCATTTATTTCATTACCACTATCCCATTTAATAACCTCAACTTTTGGGTACCTCTTATAAATCTCATCAGAGGAGTCCGTTGACATATTATCGTATATGAATATTTTTTCACAGATTGTACTATAGTAATCCAATGTGAATGGTAATATTTTTTCTTCATTCCATGACAGTATATGTGCGTGTATCTTCATTTTAAAATATGTTTTTCCAAAGTGTTAATATCTCTTCGTTACTTAATTTAGAAACTTCATTCATAGTCTCTTCATTACCATAAAACTCTGTACCGGTTAAATAACATTCATCTTTAACCAAACAAGCAACCTCACCCTTTGATGAGTGATATACCTTACCAATCATATCGTACATTTCTTGTTTATTGGTGGTGTGACCGTAATGAATTACTCTTGGATTCATTAAAGGTTTTACCAATTTGTCAAAATAGTTTTGGTCACCGATGTGACCGAACAAATAGATTTTTTCACACCTGTCTTTTAATGCTCTTTGTATTGACACATGGGTCTGTTTTCTGTCTTCAATTGTACCAATAATTCCTGCAATATTTCTTACCAGCTCTTTATTTGAAATAATTAAATTTTCTTTGATGTTTGGTATTATTACATAATCACCCCTGTAATCCGAGTGATATTTTCGATGCTCTTCATGTAAAAACACGCACAGGTCCCAATACTGTTTAATTTTACCAACAGGGAACCACCATTTTTCATGACAAGACAAAATAACTTTTTTAACAGGTGGTCTTTCCTGTAGTTGTAAAAAATGGGTAATTACAATATCATCAGATTCATACTTTAAATCTTTTTCAATGTTCCCTGATTTACATTTGTCTAAATGGTAATTCTGATTACCGTAAAATGTGCAATCAATACCATTTTCATTTAAGAAATTTGTTAAGTTTATAAAAAAAGTGGTAGAACCACCTTTTTCTGTAAATCCCGATACAATTTTTATCATCTTAATTGTTTGATATTTTTTCTAATTTCAGGTGAGTTTATGTACTGACCTAAGACTTGTTTTAATTCAACATCAACCTTTTCAAATTTTGATGCCATATCAATCATTACCACACTGTTTGTGTCAATGAATGTTTTACGTTTTTTAAGTAAAGTTTTCAACGCAAAATCTAAGTTATAAATTGATGTTTCTAAATTAATATCAAACCAATCAATCATTTTTAAATTTGTAGATGTAGTGGCAAAAAAGTCACTAATACTACCAAAATTGTTTGGAAAGTGTCCGTGTAAAATATTGAAAAAAGATGATTTGTTTTTAAAAATTAAATTGAACTGTTCGTTGTTTTGAACTATATCCAATCCATTTGAAAAAATTGTTCGGTCGTTTTCTAATACTGTAGGAAAGACGCACCCAAAAGTATTTTTTTCACTCTTAAATATTGAATACATACTTGAGAAAACGTCGTTCAATACGGTAACAGTATCATTACTGAAAAATAACAAATCTGTTTTTGATTCCATAAACGATTCATCCCATTTCAGTACTGATAAGTTTTTATTTAATGTATCAAAAAAACCCTCGTAAATTTTAATATTTTCAGATTCAAATTCTCTAATATTGTCTATATTGGTATCCGTCGAGATGAGTGAAATCTGTAAACTATCAAACACTGGTAATTTTTTTATGTTTTCAAAAAACTGAATTAAATTTTCATTATCGTTTGATGTTTGAACTATTAAATTAAATTTATCTTTAAACTGTTTTGGTTTGGTTATGTCATAATCAATTTTTGGTGTTATATTAATTGGTAGGTTCTCTTTAAATTTTTCAATGTAAAATTCCCTATTCTTTTCCCAAGAATCATTGGTCATTCCGATTGATTTGTGAGTGATTCTTATGTTGTATATAACACCGATGTTTACCTCACTTAAGTGATTGCTAGTACAGAATACCATATCATAAAAATGAAAACCCGGTACTGACTCATCAAAAGTGTGTTTTATTCTGTTTTTGTGGATTCCAATGAATAAACCATCCACTAAACAAACTTCGTGAATTGAATTTGGGATTCCATTTGCATATCTCGATTCCCATTTTTTACCCTCATTTTCATGATTAACAATACCAACCATTTTGGTATTATCTGTCCACCACCTACCACTCTCATGAATATTGGTTGTACCGGCAACACCGAGAATCCCGTAGTCAGATTCTTCAAAATGTTTGACTAATTTTCTACCCCACGAAGTCGTATTAAAGTAAATGTCATCATGACAAAGTACGACAATATCATGAATCGACTCTTGAATAATTTCATTGTAAGTTTGTGAAAGACTTTTTTCACCATTGTTTACTTTTTCAATAACTTGAACTTTGGGGTGTCCACAAGTTTTTTTTAAATATTCTTGAAATTTTGGGTTGGACTCTCTTGTACTGTAACCTATTGTAATCATTTTTTTGTTTTAAAATATTGATGATAATATAAGAAATAAAATTCACAACTTAAAATTTGGAACCGTTTGGTGCAAGACCGTTGTGATTATCAATTTGTTTTCTAAAATCTTCTCTAGTGTTATATAGGTCAAGAGCTCGGTTTACTAATTTTTGTAGATTGATTGAACCATCTACACTTTTTATCTTAAATCTTTTATAAACATCATCTATGATGTTAACGCTGGTTAGTTTTGTTTGTTGTTTAGGCATAATATAAGTATATAAATTTATATATATTATAAAAGACAAAAAATATCGGACAATTTATTAGACTGTCCGATACAATTTATTGTCCTTCTGTGTTTTCTTCGTTAGTTTGATTGTTAATCTCCTCAACCTTTTTTATGATTTGGTCAAGTTGTTGTTCCATAATTGTAATCTCCTGTGGAGGTGTTGAACCACCTTCGGTTAGTTGAATGTTTACCGTTTGATTACTAACAGGTTGGTTTCTTTTTTTACATCCGCATCCCATGATTTTAAGTTTTTTTATAAATATTTTGGTTTATTGTTTTTTATTCGTTATCTTTTGTAATAATAATAAATAGAAAACAATTTGTCAATGGAAATGAATAAAATTTATCAGGGTGACTGCTTAGAACTGTTTAAGGAGTTAAATGACGGTACTGTAGACCTCTTTGTTACGAGTCCACCGTACAATGTCGGTATTAGTTATGATGTGCACAAAGACGATGCTCCGATGGATGAGTATTTTGAGTGGTGTAAGAAATGGTTATCCGAAGTTTACCGTACATTAAAAGATGATGGTAGAATTGCCTTGAATATACCATATGAAATAAACGTTAGAGAAAGAGGTGGGAGAATTTTCTTAGTATCTGAATATTGGCAGATGATGAAAGAGATTGGTTTTGGATTCTTTGGTGTTGTGGACTTAGAGGAGGATTCTCCACACCGTTCTAAAACAACCGCTTGGGGTTCTTGGATGTCACCATCATCACCATACATATACAATCCAAAAGAATGTGTAATTCTTGCATATAAGAAAGATTACAAAAAGAAAGAAAAAGGTATATCTCAATGGTCTTATAATCAGATTGAGGTCGAAAACGAGGAAGGTAATTTTAAAAACAAAAGGGTTTATTCAGATAAAGACAAAAACGAATTCATGGAATTAGTCTTTGGTCAATGGAAATACTTCAACGACACAAAATCTTTAACTAAAGCCACATTCTCCATGGACATCCCAATGAAAGCAATAAAAATACTTTCCTATCAAAATGACCTGATTGTTGATTGTTTTTCAGGAAGTGGAACCACCGCTTTGTCAGCTAAGAAGCTGAATAGAAATTATATTGGTTTTGAGTTATCAGAATCTTACACAAAGATATCTCAACAGAGATTGATTGATTATGATAACCAAAAGAAACAACTGGTAATGTTTGAAGAATAAAATTAACGGACAGGATTCATAGGTGTTCCCAAATACATATTAACTCGGTCACCTTCTTTAAATTTATCAGTAACACCGGCGGGAAACTCAATAACATGGTCACCTATGCCGGTGTATCTTTTTGGGTTCAATTCATTTTGACCAGCGGGTTCACAATTTCTATGTATTTTACTGATTCTATTTTTCAATACAAAAACAATATCCAAAGGTATTAAACAGTTTTTCATCCAAAAAGAATGGTGACCAACACCACCCATATTAAAAACCATACAACCATTTAAATTATCTCTACCCATCATACCTTGACTAATTTCTTCAGGTTCGGATAGGTATTCCGCAGGGAACTTTGTATTATTAATAATCACTGACATATTTTTATAAATATTTGACTTTATCATATTTGTTTACTATATTTTAATATCATGAAAGGACTATTCAACGACCAATTAAATTTTGACAATAATGATGAATTGGAAATGGTTTTAGATAATTTAAACCCACAGATGGCAATTCAAATTATTGAAATGGGTTTACAACATGGTCATTATTCCGGTGTTTTTAACATGAGGGAAACACACACGTTATATAAAACAATTCAATACTTAAAAACATATGAATATAAGGACAATAATTTACGTACTGATGATTCTGACGGGAATCATAATTGAAAAATACGGAATGAACACCAGTAATCCCGAGATTGAAAAATATTTTGGATTTGGTATAATTTCTCTTGGTTCATTCAATATAGTTTTAGATTATTTAAAAAAGAAAAAAAATGTCAAATAAAGAAAAGAAATACATCACGGATTTTTTTGTAATAAGAAAGAAATACCATTGGTTTCTTTTACCAACTCCCATATTTTACTACCGTAAAGACACGTTTTTTGAAACCGGTGCAACCTCACCAAGCTGGGGTTTGGCTTTGAGATTCTTAATTTTTATGGTCGGTATTCAGATACAGAAAAACATATATTATAAAAAATGAAAACAAAAGTAGAATACGTATGGCTTGATGGGTATTCCCCTGAGCCAAATCTCAGAAGTAAAATAAAAATTGTGGACCTACCGGCACCATTTGAATTGAAACACATCCCCAATTGGGGGTTTGACGGAAGCTCAACTAAACAAGCGGAAGGTAACTTTTCAGATTGTTATCTTAAGCCAGTAAAATTATATCATACAAATAGTTCACTTGATACAGTATATGTATTATGTGAGGTTTTAGATGGTAATAATGAAATTCATCCATCAAATCATAGAGCAAAAGTAGGTGAGGAAGATGTAAATTTTTGGGTTGGATTTGAACAGGAATATTTTATTCGTTCTTCACATAATAATCCAATTCTTGGATTTGAAAGAAATGGTATCATTGACGGTCAAGGAATTTATTATTGTGGTGTAGGTGGACATATTGTTGGTCGAAATATTTCTGATGAACATTTGAACATGTGTTTAAAATATGACATCAATGTGGAGGGAACCAATTCAGAGGTTGCATTAGGTCAATGGGAATACCAAATTTTTGCAACAGGTAAAATTGCCGCTTCTGATGATTTATGGATGAGTAGATATTTTTTACATAAAATTGCTGAGAAATATGGTCGTTCTATTGAGTTACATCCCAAACCGATGACCCACGGAGAATGGAACGGTTCAGGTTTACATACAAATTTCTCAAATCAAAAAATGAGAGAAGAGGGTGGTGAACAATACTTCAATGCAATTTTTAGGTCTTTTGAATCAAGAACACAAGAACATATTGACTCTTATGGTTCTGATAACCATTTGAGATTAACAGGTCATTTTGAGACACAATCTATTGATAAATTTAGTTGGGGTGTCTCAGACAGAGGTGCATCTATCCGTGTACCAAAATCCGTTGGTGAGACATGGAAGGGTTATCTTGAAGACAGGAGACCAGCATCACACGCGGACCCATATAAAATCGTTAAAGTGATTAGTGATAGTTTATCATTAGCCGAAGAATTAAATAATGTTCATCACATGATGAATGTTGAAATAGACACCGAAAAAATTGTAAATAAATACGGTACACTTTCAGGGGAGGAACTCTTGGAAAGTTATCGAAAAGATGAAGAAGAATAAAATACCATGGGAAAAAAAGACAAAGAACATAGAAAAAAAGTTCAAGCTCGTAATCAAAGATTAAAGAGAGAAGAGTCCACATTGATGAATTTATTTAAGAAAATGCAAGAGACTAAAAATTCTGAATCAATAAATCAAGAATCGGAATCAAATAAAAATCAAGAAATATAAATTAATTATGGTAAGTCAACAAATTTTAGATACGTTCATTTATGAAACATTAAACGGACAATTTGGTGTGTCCGACCCAACAGAATTTGACCAAACTATTGGGGTTTTTGCAACTAAAATAGAAGCGGAAAACGCATTAAAAGAATACATTATTAGAGAACAAATAACTTTTGAGTAATGGAATTTTTGAATTCACACCCCATAAAAAAGTCGGATTTAGGATTCCACGGAAATTTATTCGGTGGAAAACTTTTAGCGTGGATTGACGCGGCGGCTGCGGGATACTCCATGCAATTGTGTGATTCACCAAGATTAGTTACCGTATCAATTGATAAATGTTTTTTTGAAAAACCAGCCAAAGAGGGTCAGTTGATTAAAATTTACGGGTCACCAAGTAAATTAGGGAATACTTCAGTTACCTTGTATATGGAAGCAAGAGCACATAATGTTTACACAGGTAACCAAATTGTCATCTTGAAAACAAACATAAGGTTTGTTAGGATTGATGAAGAAGGTAATCCGGTACCAATTGGTGAAAAAGGTAGGAGTAGAATTCAAAAATTAATTGACATAAGAGATTCTGAACAAAACGATGTCAACCCTTAAAAGACAATATAAAATTTACATTAAACAAAATCCCAACTCAAATCTTTCTTATGAGGAATGGGAAAAAAATTTTTTGGAAAATTTGAAATTGGGTATGGAATTAGGTGACGATTTTTCAGATTGGGACGTAACTTTAATGGACGGTTTGGAGGATGAATAAAAAGAAACCTGATATTGTTGTTTGGGATGAAACAAATGGGTACGACGCTAATAGAAAGCATTATCCTACCAGTATCGGTTCGCCAAAATTTGAATTACCTAATGTGGGTCTCGTAAAAAAAGAGTCCTCAAAAAAAATGATTGATGTCTTTAATCGTCAAAGAGAAGAAATCATTCAATCAATAGAAAAACTTCAAAGAGAGTATGTGGATTCAATAATGGTTTGGGAATCAAAAATTTCTTTTGACCCAATTGTTGGTGAAACATATTACTTATATAATTTTAATGGTGTAAATACATTATCATTATTATCACCAAAAGATTGGAATCGGGGTGACGATTTTATTGGTGCTTTTACATTAAATTCAGATAGAAAATGGGTTAGAAATGAAAGGTAAATTAATATATCAAAAAAAATCTGACGAACTTATTAACAGTGTCGAAGGATGGTTTATTGTTTCTGAAGATTCATCAAAGAATTTTGAAGCATCAAAAGAAACTTTAGAAAAAATAAAAAGCGGAAAATATGATGTAAAAGACGGTGATGAAGTCGAGTATGTTTTAAAAACAAATTGTCAAGTAATGTACGATGATATTTTTCATAGTACAATTGCTGACATCATAATAACGCAAAAAATGGTTAGTCGGGTTTTTCTGATTGATATTGATGGGACAATTTGTGACGACATTAAAAATGAAGATTCACATCTTTATCCGACAGCTAACCATTACCCAAACGCGTTGGGTATCATCAACAAATGGTACGATGAGGGAAATGTAATTACATTTTTTACCGCTCGTGAAAGTAAAGACCGTGAAGTAACCGAAACATGGTTAAAAGAAAAAGGTTTTAAATATCACGGATTGGTTATGGACAAACCAAGAATCAAAGATGACCAAGAATATGTGTGGATTGATAATAGAAAAGTCAGAGCGATTACGTATCTTGGAACGTGGTCTGAATTAAAAGAAGTAGACGCAAAAATTCAAACATTTGAGTAATGAACAAATTAGATAAACAATACACAGACTTACTCCAAACTATTATAGATTATGGGGTAGAAAAGAAAGACCGTACAGGTACAGGAACCAAATCTATTTTTGGTTATACAATCCGTCATAAAATGTCCGATGGGTTTCCATTACTTACAACCAAGAAAATGGCGTGGAAGACGATGGTAACCGAATTGTTATGGTTCCTTCGTGGTGATACAAACATCAAGTTCCTTGTTGATAACAATTGTCATATTTGGGATGGTGATGCGTATAAGAACTATCTAATTGAAGATGCCAAAATCTTACCTAATATGTCAAAAGAAAAAATGTTAGAGTTAGGATTTCGATTAACAAAAGAAGAATTCATCAACAAAATAAAAACCGATGATGAGTTTGCTAAGAAGTGGGGTGACCTCGGACCTGTGTATGGTAAGCAATGGAGAAGATGGGGTAGAAAGAATGTGACTAATTACGACTTAAAGGATGTAAAAGGTTCTGACCAACACAGAGTACTAAAAGCAATTGAAATCGGTGAAGATGTTACCAAGTATGGTGTCAAAATAGAATACCAAAACAATTCAATAGACCAAATCACAAACCTAATCAACGACCTTAAAACAAATCCAGACTCAAGACGATTAATGGTCAATGCTTGGAATGTTGGAGAGCTGGACCAAATGGTTCTTCCACCTTGTCATTATGGATTTCAAGTTTATACGAGAGAGTTGAGTTTAGATGAAAGGATTAATTATTATAACTCAACAAAAGACCCTTTAAATCAAAGTAGTGATTATCACGATGTTCACATGGATAGTTTAAGAGTTCCTAAACGAGCAATCTCTTTAATGTGGAATCAACGCTCAGTAGACACATTCTTAGGTCTACCATTCAATATTGCTTCTTACGGTTTGTTACTTGAGATTATTGCTAAAGAAGTAAATATGGTACCTGATGAGTTGATTGGTAATTTAGGTGATACTCATTTGTATAGTAACCATGTTGAACAAGCAAGAGAACAAATCGGTAGAAAGTATACACATGAAGAGAGAGAAGGTATGTTAAAAGAGGCGATGGGTCCTAATGGTTATAAAAGTGCGTTGAAAGACTTAGCACCATTTGGTGGAGGTATGTCTGAATATTATGAGATATATAAAATACCACGATACACAAGAGAACCTTATAAATTACCCAAACTAAAACATATGAAGACCGATGAATTTTATAAATCATTATCTGAAGACTCATCTTTAATAACTCATTTGGAAAATAAGGATTTTCAAATCGAAAATTATCAATCACACCCATCGATTAAAGCACCCTTAAGTAATTAAACTATGAAAATAAGTATTGACAAAGTTGTATATCAATCTTATATTTTACCATATGTTAAAATAACATATAACAGTTGGTTAAATGGTGATTATGAATTAATAATTGGTTGGTTTAGTTATCAATTGGTTATTGGTTATACACCAAAACATAACAGATAATTGAAAAATATAGATGATTAAATTTTTAAAACTGCTATTGATGAAACTTAGGCGTTTAAATTCCCCAACAATAGTTGAACCAGTAAAATGGTCAGTAGAGGATTTTAATAAAGCCAAAAAATGGGCCCAATCAAGATTACACCCTTCTTATAATGATAGAACAATATGGGACGTGGTTTATAGTGTAAGATATGATACTGCCGAAGTTCTTCACGAAATAAATAAGTTCATAGTTATAGAAAATAAAAATAAAAACAAATAAAAAAATGAAAATTACAAAAACACTATTATTAATTTTAGGATTGTTTACAATCGTATACTCATGTTCTGACACGAGTAAAACAATTAAACCACAAGAGTTCCCAACGGACTTAGGTATTTCGGGATTCAATTTTCCTGAAGACTCTACGAAAATTTACGGATGGTTAGAGAATCAAGATACAACCAGTATTGTAAATCACGCGTGGGGTATTTGGGCTGGACTTACTCAACCAACAAAACAAAAATACAATGGTCAAACATTGTTGGTTTTTGAAACTTGGATGGGTGTTCAAGAACTATCTGCAATGTCTGCACAGGGTCAAGTTTCAAGTTCAATGGAAAAATCAAACAGAACTGAACTTAACATCCCGAAACAATTTGTACATGGTAAACTTTTCGCGGGACAAAAGATTGACACAAACTTCACTGTGTTGGAAACAGTTTCTTATGACCCATCTGCGGCACATTTTGCAACATCAAACAAATTATTTAATCAATCGTCATTGAACAAATATTTGGTAAAAGATGGAATTGGTGCGGTACCTGAATTTCCTAATACTTCAATCACCACCAAACCAACATATTATGCTGGTGTACCAAGTAAAAACGGTTTGATTAGAGTACCTGTTTGGGTATCACCAAATCCGGCCAAAGCGTATAGATATAATGAATGGCAACAATGGGTTTACGCCGATGTTAATAATAAACAGGAACCGAATAAAAAGTTAGTACCTGTAACAACATCAAATCCCACAGAGGAACAAATTAAAGATGCGACCTGTAACGTAAATGATTTTATTAATTATAAAATTGATAGAGTAGGTGCGGACTATCTCAATAGTCACCAAGACGTTGGAACTACACCAAGTAGACAATTTATCGAAGGTGACTATGTGTTGTTGGTAGCCATGCACGTAACAACAAAAGAATTTAAAAATTGGACATGGCAAACTTATTTTTGGTGCCCTGACCCGTCTAACCCTCCTTCACCAAGTTCTAAATTTGAAGCAGGTCTTAGACCTAAAGAACTTAAAGGCGCCGCTTCACACTACGCAGTTAGTACAGCATACGCAATGGTTTGGCCGAATCAACCTGTGAGTGGCGGTTCTGACAACAACGCTAGACCGATACTTGCTTTCAATCCTTATTTAGAGGGTGGATTTGGTCCAAAAGTTTTCAGTTTACAAAACAAATTCAGACCTGATTTTGTGTATGGAATGCAAACAAACTGTATGTCATGTCACGCATTGTCGACTATGACGGGTAAGAATGGATACACCACAAATCAATACATTGATATGATGGACACATCGTTATTTAAGAATGATGTTAAATTAGATTTCACATGGTCAATTCAAGGTAACTTGAATTCTGATAAGTAATAACATAAAATAACAACAAGTGAAGCTCCGTAAAATCGTAAAAGAATATAAAAATGCTACAACTTATGAGATATGGGAAGGAATTAGAGACAATTTTACTTTCGGTTTCATCGGAGCGACACTTGTTGTTTTTATTGCAACAAGAACCGACTTTGCTGTTCTTATCGGTTATATTGTCTACTATTATTACATGGGTCGGATAGTTAATCGACCAAAGTACGTTACAGATTTAGGTAAGTTGATAGTTTTCCCAATCCCTTCGGCATTGGGTGCGTTCACAGGGTATAAGTTATCTTATACTTTAATTGGGTTATTGGGGAGTATTTTTTAATTAGTTCTCCTACCCTGTCCACGGTAGTTTTTCTCACTTTTATCGTGTTTATTAAAAGATTTTTTAGCTTTACCTAATCTTCTTTTACCAAAATTCACCTTTATAGATGCGTTTGATGATTTACCTTTTGAACTTTTTCCTGCTGCCATGTTAATAATTTTATAAAAATAAATATGGATATCATTAAAAAAGTGGTATATTTGTAAAAAATATCAAAAATGCAACTCATCAAACAAAGATTTTCTTATTTCAGAATAGATTTAGTTAGGGATAATTGTATGTTGTCTGAAGATAGACCAATACCAATTGTTGTATCTGATGGTAAAGAACTGGATGATGATTTTTTATTTACTGAACAGGTTAAGACACTTGAGCCCGTTGTAAATAGGGATACCAAATTTGAAACCATAAAATTGGAACCAAGACCATCAAAGGGTGCGAGGACAAAATATTTTTATGGTGAAAAAGAAAAAGAATACGTTTCTTTCATAAAATTGACAAAAGAACCTTGTTACACAACAAGTGAAAAACATTTAAAAAGACATTATGGGAATCCTTTCTCATCAATACAAATTGTAACATTTGAAAGAACAATAGAACTTAGAGAAGGTAAACTTTACATAAGGTGTTACAAGAATACCAGATATCGTGATTTTAATTGGAAATATTTCCGTAAATCTTCCAAGGTAATGACGTTAACAATTGATTTACAGAAGGGAGATTTTACGATTGGGGATATGAATTTTGGAAAGATAAAATCCAAAAGATTTAGAAAAAATTCATTTACTACGTTAGAAATCTTGTTGGGTTCAAACAGTCTTTTCAATTTAAAAAAAGAGTTTAGTAACAATCTTAAAATCGCTAAGGAATTTGATGACACATTTAATGAACACGAATTTGTAAATGTTATTAAAAATCACATTCCAAACTTACCTACTAACGTTGGAAACTTATTTGATAAACATTTTTTTATAACTAGTTTTATTGAATTCTTTGCGGAAAAGAAAAAAATAAAAACACCAAACGACTTTGTACCACTTATTAAAATACATTACCCAACTGAAAAATACCTTAAAAAGAATCAGAGAAAATTAATGCAATCTATTTTGGATAGTTACGGAATAAATTCAAAATTTACCTTGAAACTTTTCCATGAAAATCCAAAATTAAATTTACAAGAGTTTTCATGTATGTGTGATTTACTTGGAAAGGATTATCCAAAATACCTCGGTTCTTTGAAAAGTGAATGTTTTAATCTTTTTATGGTAGATAATGGTAATGCACATTCTATGGTACCGCTTGAATTGAGAGGTGCTAAAAATCACCACCGACACCTGTTTATTGATAATGTTGATAGGGAAAATATCATTAAAATTTTAAATTCCCTGATTCCCAAACCGGCAGGAGACCATTCAGTATCGTCGGTTACTCGAGGTATATACACTTTGATAAAAGACCACTTCGATATGATTGAAAAGATTCGTGAATTTGACCCTAACATAAAAATGAGGGCAACAAATTACACGGACTTTCATACAGAGCACATTGAACTATCCAAGACATGTTCATTAATCAAAAAGGGTTGGTCAATCGAATATCAATATGACAACAGAATGGTGAGATTAGTGGAGGAACAAATAAAGACTCGATTTGAGAACGACAATCATATTTTTTCTCCTGTGATATTAAAGAGAGAAGAAGAATATTCGGAAGAGGGTACATTTATGCACCACTGTGTTGCCAGTTACGCAAACAAAGAATCATCAATGATAATTTCATTGAGGACCAACGGTGGTTCAGATAGAGTAACATGTGAGTTTAACAAAAAAACAGGTGACTGTATTCAGGAGAGACATTTTTGTAATAAGTTACCACCTGAGTATTTTGGTGAATCATTAGAAATATTAAAACAAAGAGTTAGAAAATTTGCGTCACAAAGATTATTGAACCACATTGATATTAAAAAGGTGAAAGTTAAAATAAATGGGAAGGAAGTCAACCAAAGAGAACCTGATTTATTTGAACAACTGATGAATGGTGACATAGAGTTTTAATACTACATAATTAAATTTAGTCCATGTATATTTTATACATGGATTTGTTACTTAGACATTATCAAAACAAAAAATCCAAAACGAACAATTCGGTTTCGATTTGTGAATTACAGTTGTATCAATATGATAGTTTGATACACTATATCGCGGATTTTTCTTTCGATTATTTACGATACGGAATAAAAAACATCCTTACCATCCATCACGGGTTCACGGTTAATTTAAAAAACGGGGACATAAATACTTACTACCAATTATCAAACTATTCAGTGAGTGAAGGTGATAAAGGTAGAAGTAAAAATAATAGAAAGAAGAATAATTTTGATTCAATACTTGCACTAATAGAAAACGGCATGTACAAGGGTGAAAAGAGAAAAGATTATTGGGGTAAAAGGTATAATAAATCAATTCAGGACATTATTAATATTTTAATATCCAAAATACAATCTGAGTCAAATTTTAATATTGAAAAGAATTATCAAGAGAAATGCTATATTAATCCACTATATGATTTGTTAGTTGATTTTCATTTATCAAAGAAAAATATAAAATACCATGATACTGTTTACACCACAATTCAACAAGAGTATCCACAGAAAAAATGGTTAAAATTAAATGATAATAAATTTTTACCTTCTATTTTAGATTCGTATGGAATTAAATCAAAGTACTTGATTGCTGAATTAAATAAACCACAAAACTTTGATGTGAATATTAAAAGTCTAAGCTTTCTATGTAAACTTTTTGGTGATGGTTACGTTGATTATTTAAGACAAACTAAGTGGCACGACATTGTAAAACGTAATTCTAATTTCAGAAAATTCCACACTTTGAAAAATGATAAAGAAAAATCCATGATGGTCAAGGTTATTAATGATTGGGAAACCACAAACCTATATAAAGATAATTTTGTTGAGTTGGTGAACAAATTAATGAATCTTCGAGAATTCATAGAATCCAAAAATATCCCCTGTAAATTTAATGCGAGCGATTCCGACTCTGTAGAATTACTTTTAAATAAATTTGAAAACATAAAAAATCATTTTAAAAGGGGTTACAAAACAAGATATTCATTTAATGAGGAGTTCATAAATGAAATAGAATCTGACATTATAATTGACAATAAAGTTTTTCAAACCAAAATACTCAAAACCGAAGAGGATTTTTTCACTGAAGGATTTATGATGAAAAATTGTATGTCTAAACAATTCAGCAAAGGTGTGGTCTATATCTATCTTTCCATGAAATGTAATCGAACAAAGATTAATTTAGAATATAAAAAAGGTAGTTTGATAATGTCTTTTGGTAAGGCCAATAGTCCTGTTGAGTCTTATTTCAATCCCGCAATAAATGAAATATCAAAAAAAATGATGAAATATTCCAATATGACATGGACTAAAGAAAAATATGAATATATTTCAAAATAATTTTAGGATTTTTTTGGAAATCAAATTTTTCTTTTCTATATTTGGTTGGTAAAACCCCTTAATCATGGAACCAAAAGAATCAAAATCTAATTCTCACTTCAATATAAGTTTGGCCAAGTCAGGTTTGAGAATCGTGGCTTGTTATTTCTTATTTTTTACCAATTTAGAAACTGCGGCAATTTTATTTTTTGTGGCGGAGATACTCGGTATCGCGGAAGAAATCTTTTAAATTGTATTAACCATGAAATTCATTCAAGATATCAAATTTTATTTGGTACTCACCATGTTGTTTGCCATCTCTATGGGTATTCTTCTCCAAAAATCCATACATAGAGAAAATAAATTAAAAACGGAACTATCAAGAACCAAACAGGAAATGGATAGTTTACAAACCTATCTATTTTTATTTGAAACTGAATATAATAGGTTCGCGATGGCGTATGATATGTTCTATGAAAGAAACCCAAAAGCTGCCGAAGAATTTGACCACATATTATCAAATGAGACAGAATAAGACAAAACAAAAAGTCGAACCACAAAAAGAAGAAGAGATGATAGTTGTTGACCCATCAAATGAAAACAATCAGGATATTGGTATTAGTGGTGAATGGATTAATATTAGAAAATCAACAATAATCACCCTAAATGATTATTTGGTAGTTCAACACGATGAGGGACCAGTTTCTTTACGAGTTGAAATAAAGGCAGACTTTAATACTATACCACCTGAATACCATGAAATATTTTTAAATGTTTTATCTTCAAGATATCAAGGAAGAGTAAATTTTGGGGACAATCCGTTCTCAAAATGTAAACCAATCCAAAAGAGAAAATGGTATCAATTTTGGAGGTCAAAATATTTTGTCGGACCTTAATATTTATTTTCATGAAAAGTCCAAAAGAAATTAATAATCAGGTCATTAAAGAAGATAACCCAATTGTAAATGATGAAATAATTCAGGAGAATTATGAATCAGATAATGATTATACTTGGGACGATAATAAACAACATACCGAACAAAATTTCTACTAAAACCAAGGAGGTACATCTCTATTTTTCCATGTTGTGAATTTTGATTTTGCACCCCTGTAGTAGTTTCTGTAAGATTCAATCACACAATCTGTTTTATACTCTATTGGCATTGCTTTTGGTGGTGTAGTCAAACCTTTGTCACAAATTTTTAATTTATTTGTGACACACCACTCAATAACTTCTTGAGATTTATGACGTTTACCATAACGGTAAGTGTACTCTTTACAAAGTTCTAAACCCAATTCACAGAGTATTAGATAGTTTGTCAAGGATTCTCTTACCCATATTGAACACGGGTGATTTTTATGTGACAACTTGTACGGTACTTGACCGGTTACTTGTTCGGTCATGTGATGAGCCCCACACAAAAGTTGTGCAGTTTCCAATATCATTTTCACAACGTGTTTGTCGCAATGATATTCGGCACATTTTTTTACATCTTTATCAAGAAAGAATATATTCACAAGTCAAATATAGTGATAATTTGAAAAAAAATAGTTATATTTACTAAAAAATCTTAAAATGATGCGTATTTCAAATTCATTAATTGAAGGTGAAGTGAGAGAAATAAAACCTTTCATATTTGCTGTTATCGTTAAAAACCAATATGATAGGTCTAGCTTGTTTTGTAGATACCAAGAATTTTACGAATCTCCATACCCACAGATTAGAGGTAAGTTTTTCACTTTAGAACAATACATGAAGTTGTACATTGATACAAATAAAAAACCTCATTTTACGTATCCAAGCGATTGGACTGGTTATAATATACCCTCGAAAGTTCTTTTAGAGGCAAAAAATACGTTTGGTTTACCTCGAACCCAATATGATTATACTATGTATGAAATTATTGAATACTGTGAAAGAGAGTGTAGAATAAAGAATCGTGGTGAACAACATTCTTGGTATCTTATCGGCGCTGATAAAGTAAAAAGTGGTGTAATGAATCATGAAATAGCTCACGGATTTTATTATACAAACCCACAATACAAAGTTGAGGTCGATTATTTAATTGGAGATATTAATCATAGAGATTATGAACATTTGAAAAAAGTTTTAATTAAAGGTGGATATTCTGACGACAAAACGATTATTGATGACGAGATTCAAGCATACATGTCAACAGGTAAACATCATGAATGGAAAGATTCTGTCTATGAAAAATATTCGTCAGACTTTATTAAAATATTTAAAAGATTCAATAAATGAAAGTTATATTTTTAGACCACGACGGTGTAATTTGTTTGTCGTCAGAATGGGGTGGTCGATTCAAGAAACAAGAAAAATGGGGTGGTCGTAAATTATCTATGACAACATCAGAAATGCCACTAGAATACCGATTTGATAATTTCAATCAAAAAGCGGTTAAGGTATTAAACCAAATCATCGAAAAAACAGGTGCGGAAATTGTAACGTCATCTGATTGGAAGAGGTGGGCAAATCTCGAAGAAATGGGTGAATACTACGAATCAAAAGGTATCTCTAAAAAACCAATCGCTCTCACACCTAATTTAGGTCAGTGTAATTGGTATAATGATAAAGTATGGGTTTGGTCACCGAGATGGGATTTGGAGATGACTCGCGTTATCGAGATTAAACAATTTTTACACGACCACCCTGAAGTTACTCATTGGGTTTCTGTTGATGATTTGGATATGGGTAAAAATGGAGAGGACTGGAAAGATTGGGGTTTAGATAATTTTGTATTAACTCCATCATCTACTTTAGGTATCAAACAATCTGGTATAAAACAAAAGATTATCGATTACCTTACTTAATTACACCGTTTCTAAACGTAGGGATATTTATTTAAGTATAGAATTGTTTTAATGAAAAAACCCACACTACAAGAAGAATTACAACGAATCCATGAAATTACCTACGGTAAATCAATGGTAAATGAAAATTTTATCGATGATTTATTGGGTAAAATTGGGTTAGGTAAAAAAGACGAAAAAAAAATAGACGACCCCAAAAAGGCGGACTTAGTTTCACCTGACGTTGCAGAATTTTATAAGACATTAGAAGATACCGCAGCTCAGGGTGGGTTATCAGAACAACCAAGAGGTTCTATGGAATATCAAAAAGGTGTCGAAACTATGCAAATTGGTTTAATACTCTTGGGTTATGAGTTACCTAAATTTGGTGTTGATGGTTTATTTGGTCCTGAAACCGCAAGTGCTGTTAGAAAATTCAAATCAGATAATTCTGTAATCAAAGAAAGTGCCGATTCATTAAGAGATAAATTAGATGATTTAGGTTACACCGAAAAAGGTAATGAGTTAACCAGTGGTGGTTCTATTAATGACAAACTCACAGATATTGTTAGTCAAATTCTTGACAAGTACAGTCAAAGTAATCCTGATGTTGAGGTTACCATAACCGCAGGTAACGATAAATTCCACCATAATTTAAATTACGTAAGTCAACACACCAAAGGAAATGCAATTGATTTGGTTTTAAATCCATATAATTCAAAAAACGCTTCCGATTTTATAAAATTACTCAACTCAACAAAAAGTAGTGATGGTAATTTTTCATACATAGATGAATACACCAATCCAACCAAAGCCGCAACTGGTGGTCATTTTCATTTACAATATGGTGGTAAATCATCTTCTAGTAGTGGTACTTCTGAAAATGCCACACCTGAAATGTTAAATAAGTTATTGGAATTATTAAAAGCTAAAGGTGTTAAATCCGAAGAGTTAAAACAATACCTTGACCAAGCGGCTAAAAATTCACAAATCAATGTTGACGGTTTAACGGACATCAATTTTTATAAAAAACTACTTGAAAATTTAGGTGCACCCGAAAGTGAGGAAAACTTAAAATTCTTATACGCTTGGAGACAGTCAGAAGGTTCGGGTGGAAAATATAATCCATTTAATACCACATGGGATTTACCGGGTTCCACTAACGCAAATAGTGTTGGTGTTAAAAATTACAAATCTTTAGAAGACGGTATGAAAGCAACCATCAAAACATTGAGAAATGGTCTTTATACTTGTATTGTTGATGGTTTGGTAAATGATATTGGTGCTGCGGAAATTGCTAAGTGTGAATCACTTAAGACTTGGGGTACTGGTACTTTGGTTGCCAAAGTTGTAGATGGTTACGAAAGAGGTGCCAGTCCAAAAATCAAATCTTTAGCGTAAAAAATTAATTTTACTTTTTCTTTTTCTTTCATATCTTTTCATAAAACAAAAAGTTATGGCAAAAGATACCTGTGTAATTTGTGGTGTTGAGACACCATATGAATTTGAAACTCATATTGATTTGAGATACGGTTACGTTGAGGGATTAGGTCAATTGTGTGAGAAATGTAATCGTTCCGATGAGACTAAAAACTTATGTGTTCCAATTGATTTAATTAGGGATACACCAAACGATATGGAATTGGGTGAAAAAGTCAGAAGATTGTCCGATAAGTATTAACAATTCTGTTTTTGGTTGTATTTATATGTAAAGAATTATTTCTATGGATAAATTAACCGAAAAATATTTAAGACGTATCATTTCTGAATCTTATATCTCTGATGTGGAGGAAATGGCATACAAACAAAAGGGTGTCAGGGATGACAAAGGTAAACTAGTAAAATATAAACCTTTCTTCAAAGAAGATAATGACACAGATATCCCTGATTATTGGATTGCAAACCCCACCTTACAAGAGGGTGGTGAGATATTAGTGGTACCATTAGATTGTCAGGAACTTGAAGCGTTTAAAAATGCAAACAAAGAATTCTTAGAAAAAATCAAAGAACTCCACAATTTAGAACCACAATTAGCCGCTTGTAAGAGAGGAAAGTACCATAGACCTATTGAAAAATATGTTGAGGGTGGATATAAACCCACAGGTGACACATATAAAGAACAAGAAACAATTAAGAGAAGACTATTCACAATCATTGCAAATACTTTTGAAGACGAATCGTTTGTTCAAGAACTTAACAAAAGAAGTATTCCTGCTGTGGTTGCTAGAGATAGAAAGAATGTCGACCAATATGGTAAATTTACAAATCAATTAATTGAATACTCAACACATAACTATAATGCTTACCCAACAGTAAGGGATTTTTTATTATCGGCAGTGGCTCGAGTTCAGGGTAAAGATACTGATGAAATGAAAACATTTTATATGGCTCGTCAGTACAATAAAAATTACAATAACTGGAGAGCAGACAAAAAAATGTTGAAACAATATGCTGGTAAAACACCAAAATATATGTTAGACGCATATGGTCTTGAGGAAAAAAACATAGACGTTACAGTTAGAATGGATTTTGAACTTAAAGGAGAATTAATTGGTGAAAATAGTTTTGCGTGGACCGCTAGAGCTCAAACCAAGTTAGGTAAAAAACTTGAAAGCGAAAGTGGATTAAAAGGTGGGTTTCTCGATGATAAATTAATTCAATCATCTGCAACCGCACAACTTAGACCTGGAACAACATTCAATGATAATTATACGGTAATGAACGATAAACAAGTTGTGGATGCGTTAATGGAAGTTATTAATGATTTAAAAACACAGATTTTATCATTAAATCCAAAAGACAATCTTAAAAGCGCAACAGTAAAAAGATACCAAGTTGGGGGTCCAAACCAAAATGAACTTAACGAATCAATAAAAAATAAATTGGTGAGTCGAATAGTTCAAAAAGTGGTCAAATAAATTAAAACCAAATTAAATCCCGAGAAATCGGGATTTTTTTTTGCAATATTTTGGTATATCCAAAATTATTTCATATATTTGGCCCATATTAATTTTAAAATGGGTACAAATTATTATCGTATACCGACCGCAGAGGAAATGGAGTCACGTAAATCACGTCTCCAAAGAGATATAGAAAAGATGACAATGTCACCTAGTGATATTGAACGTGGATTTCCCTTTATTGACCCATTTAAAGAATCTTGGGAGATAGTTAGCCCTTGGGACATATTCAGAGATGGTACATCAATTCATTTAGGTAAAAGAAGTGGTGGGTGGAAGTTTTGTTGGAATTTTCATAATAATAAACATTATTCAAATAAAGAAGAACTACTTTCATTTATTCGTTCAGGAAGAATTGTGGATGAATATGGTGAAGAATGGAATGTTGAAGAGTTTATCACCATGGCTCTTGAGTGGGGTCAACCAGATGGTTGGGTTGTAAATGAAGAATACAGGAGAGACCAAAGGTCGAAAGGCCACGGAATGTTTTGGATGGACAACGAAAAATATGATGATTTAATAATCGATGGACTTCGTGTGAGTACATCAGTTGATTTTAGTTAATATGTTAAGAATAGATAACAATAGAAAAGTTTGGATAACGTCTGACACGCATTACTCACATACTAATATATGTAGAGGAATTACTAATTGGAGAATGCCTGACGGTAGTATTCCCGTTAATCAAACGAGAGACTTCGCAACTCTTGATAAGATGAACGCCGCGATTGTAAACAACATCAATGAGGTTGTTGGACAGGATGATGTTTTGATTCACTTGGGTGATTGGTCATTCGGTGGGTTTGATAATATAGCGGAATTCAGACATAGAATCGTTTGTCAAGAGATTCACATCCTATTGGGTAACCATGACCATCACATTGAAAGAAACCGTGAGAATTGTCAGAGTTTATTTACCAGTGTAAGTCATTACAATAGACTTGAATACCAAGGGCATTCATTCGAGATGTTACATTATCCTATCAGTTCGTGGAACAATCTGAGAAAGGGTAGAATCCATTTACACGGACACTGTCATTTACCTAACCACTTAAAAGTTAGTGGTGGGAGAAGAATGGATGTTGGTATGGATGGACACCCTGAGTTCAGACCATATGACTTTGTACATGAGGTTTTAAATCCAATGTTGAAGGTTCCGATTGGTTCTGAATTGGGGGATATAGACCATCACAATGACGACATGAAAAATGTTGTAGGTTAAATTTTTTACTTTAAAAAATATTTCATATAATTTAATTAATGAACATGTTAAACAAAATCTTCACCAATATTATAAAATCCAAAACAACGATTACCTTTTTGGTATTTTTCTTCATTGGAATTTCTTATCAATTTTTAATCTTTCCTGGATTAACCGTTGCAAATACGATAATCAACATAATCTCAGCGATTTTTTCGGTGGGTACGGCAATGTTTGCGGTTTTTTATATTAGGTTTATGTACTTTAATGATGAACCTTTTGAACTCTTCACACCGGACCCAAATAAAACACCTGAGACGGAATTGGATTATAATCCAAAGAAAGTTACCAAAAAAGAAAGAAAATCTAAAACAACAATTAAAATTAAAAAACAAACTAAATAAATTATGGAACCATTTTTGAAACGATTAATTTTCGGAATTTTAGGATTCATTATCCTAACCTTATTGTTTTTCTCTTGTGAGAGAATTGACGCCGGTCACGTCGGTGTAAAAGTAAATCTATATGGTGATGGAAAGGGTGTTGATGATGTCACCGAATGTACAGGTATGGTATTCTACAACCCCTTCACAACAAAGATTTATGAATTCCCAACCTATATTCAACACAAAGAGTATAAGAAAACTGAGGAATCTGATAATTCATTTGTTGTAAACTCAAAAGACGGTTCTGAGTTTCAAGTATCCCCAATTATGAACTATTCGGTTCAAAGAGAAAAAGTACCCACAATATTTTCAAAGTATCGTAGGTCATTACCTGAAATTGAGGAGGGATTTTTAAAGACCGCAGTATATGACGCGTTTCGTTTAGCAACAAATAAGTACACTGCTGATGAACTAATCTCGAATAGGGCGGTGTTTGAAGTTGAGGTTCGTAAACTATTGGAAAGTCAACTTTTAAAAGAAGGGTTTGTGATAAACCAATTCACCTCAAATTTGATTTACCCTGAGACATTTAAGAAGTCCATTGAAGCCAAGAACAATGCGGTCCAAGCAGCGTTAAGGGCGGAAAATGAGGTAAAAACTGCGGAAGCTCAAGCCAAGATTAAAATTGCAACCGCCAATGGTAATGCTCAAGCAATGTTGACCGCGGCTAAAGCGGAATCCGAAGCCAATCGGATGAAACAACAAACAATTACACCTTTACTCCTACAACTTGAATGGATTAATAAATGGAATGGGAAGTTACCCGAAACCATGTTAGGTGACAAAAATAATACGATGATAGGTATTAAATAAAAAGAACCCCTCGAAAGAGGGGTTTTTTGTTTACATACGATATTTATAGATAAAAGAAAAAATGAAAAAAGTAGTTAAATTATCAATCAAAGATTTAGAAAATATTGTAAAAAGAACAATCAACGAAGCTGAGTTTGATGATTTCGATACTCAAGCACAGCCCGAGGAATTACCAGGTGCTCAGGAGTACGAAGATGAACAAGAATTAAAAAGAACTGTGGCTATTGGTAAAGGTGACGATGGAAAAATATACGTAACTGATGTTGAAACCGGTGAAATAATTGCAACCAAGTAAATTATTGGTCCTTAACTTTTTTCTTCAAGTTCCTTATCATCCCAATTAATTTCTCATCCCTTTTATTATTAATAATAGTGGTGGTGTTAGATGATTCAGGAAGCATCGCCATCACTCTTACGGAACTATCATCATTAATATTATAGGTTTTACGAGACATTGAGTTTACTACTCTTGTCTCGTTTTTCATTTTATTGGTATAGTTTTCAATATCACTTATAATAGTTAATATCTCATTTTCCCTTTTAACCATTTCATTGGTACACTCTCTTTGATTTTCTATTACTTGGTTGTTTAACTCATCAATTCTATTGTTTAGTTGTACAATCTGATTGTTTTGGGATTCTATCCTTAATTTCAGTTCTTCGTCATTATATGTTAAAGACTCAGTGATTTTGGGTCCAACCGAGATAATTATAATTGAAAATAACAAAATTGACAGAGCAACAATTCTTTGTCTCTGTGTGAATTTTGATAATATTTCAGATATATACTTAAACATATAATAATAAATATTTCATAATTAAAATGGCAAACAAAAAAGGATTAAATACTCGAGTAATTACTGTTTTTCATCCAGACACTGACGAGGAATTTGAATTATTCGTAACCTATGAATACATAAATAAAGATGATTCAGATGAAGATGATAATTTATTTATGGATAACAATGAGGTTGATATTAAATCATATGAACCAAACAACGAAGTTGATGAATTACCAACTTGGTTAACAGAAGATATGGTCTACGAGGCCTTGTACGCTGAATTGGAGATAGATGAATTCGAGGGGGAAGAACTCACAGAAGAAGAGGAAGACACCTACTACAATGATTTTGTTGAGGATTCTGACAATGATGATTATTAAAATTACTCTTTAAAATTTTTTATTTTAAAAATTTATTCTTATACTTGTCATAGAAGTATTTCAAATGACAAAGTATACTATTTTTTGTGATTTAGATGGGGTCTTAATAGATTTCAACCAAGGTTATAAAGACCTTACTGGTATTGATTTGAACAAAGACGAACATCGTAACGACTCACAATTTTGGGCACCAATAGAAAAGGCGGGATATGATTTTTGGGTCAATTTGAAATGGATTGAACCTGACGGTCACATTTTGTGGGAACACATTTCCAAGTATAATCCAACCCTTTTATCTGCACCATCAAGACAAGTTGAATCCCGTATTGGGAAAATGGAATGGGTAAACAGGGAGTTACCCGGTGTTGCTTTAATATTAAGAAGTGCTAAACATAAAAAAGATTTCGCGGCTCCATACACAATATTAATCGACGATAGGAAAGATACTATAGACGGTTGGAATGAAAACGGTGGTGAAGGTATTCTTCATACTTCCGCGGAAGAAACAATCAAAATATTAAAAGAAAAATATAATTTACACTAATGGCAGAAAATAGTTCGTCATCAGGAGGAGTGGGATTCTTCGGTCTGATGTTTTTAATTTTTATGACACTTAAACTTACTGGTGTTATTGATTGGTCGTGGTGGTGGGTGACCGCACCACTATGGGGTGGGTTTGCCCTCATCTTTATTGTCATCATGATTGTTGTAGTTGTAAAAGCACTTGACCGATGATATATGTATCAATAGACATTGAGACTTCAGGTCTCGAACCGTTAAACAATAGTGTGTTGTCTTTTGGTGCTATCATAGAAGACACCACTAATAAATTACCATACGAGAAATTACCAAAGTTTAACGCCATCGTACTTCAAAACCAAATTACCGGTTCACCGAGAGCGATTTCCATGAACAAAGAAATCATATCATTAATTGGTGAATATAAAGAAGGTAACGAAGAGGATAGGGCAAACTTGGAACATCATAGTGATTATGTATTTTTGGAAGAAAATGAACTGGCACAAAAATTCTATGACTTTTTATTCTTAAATGGTATCTACCCAAATTCATCATTTCTAAATAATCATGTTAGAAATGTCAATGGAACAATGATACCGGCTTTTAACAATCACACACCATCACTTACAATTAATGTTGCCGGTAAAAATTTTGGAACCTTTGATAAATTGTTCTTGGAAGAATTACCGTGGTGGAAAAAACTCATAAAAATCAGACAAAGAATTATTGACCCTTCCGTTTTGTATTGTATATGGGATGAGGATAACGCAATTCCAAGTCTTAAAAAATGTAAAGAACGTGCTGGAATTGACGGAGAAGTCGCTCACACCGCTCTTGAGGACGCTTGGGACGTGGTTCAAATGTTACGTAAATTTTATTAATAAACTAAATTAAAACAATATGTCACGAATCAAAGAACTAAAACAAAATCCTGACAACAACATAAATATGGTTGATGTCTTTCAAATCTTTTGCCCTGAGGGTAAATCTAAGTACATCGAATTTTTAATTCGACTTTCAAAAAACACGAAACATTTAGACATGTACGTCAATGAAGTTCGTGAGAATCTAAAAAGAGAATTTGGAATTACAGATGACCACTTTAAAGGAATGACCCCATTTCAAATTTTTAGCTCTTACAGATTTTTGGAACAGAGTTTTAATTTTTCAGATTTAAAAACATTCCAAAAATTTTGTGATTACAATGAAAGAGGATTGATTCAAGATAATGACTTATCTAAATTTAAATCTTTTGACGATGTAATGACGGCGACTAGTCTCGCTGAGATTAAAGCTTTCGAGAAAGATTTGGAAAAACAAATTCACACATTGTTCACTTCAGATGAGTGGATTGTTTTAAGACCTTTAACGTTTTACGCCTCAAAGAAATATGGGTCATCAACAAAATGGTGTACGTCGTCTGAGAATAACCCGGATTATTTCCTAAGATACTCCAAAAGAGGTATCCTTATTTATGTGATTAATAAATTAACAGGATTAAAAGTTGGTTGCTTTAAATCACTCGACTCAGACCCTGAATTTTCTTTTTGGAATCAAATTGATTCTCGTATCGATTCATTAGAAAGTGGTTTACCTGATTTTATATTGGGTGTCATTAAAAATGAAGTTAGTGAAAACCCAGTAACCAACAACTCTTTGTTGACTGAAGAAGATAGAATCAAAGAGGATGTGTTACTGAAAGAGTTTACCAAAATGGAGGTACTACCAGAACCAACGGATATGGAATCCCCAATGGGTGAAGCTGATATGGATATGAGAAATGTGGATATAAGAGAAGAGAGAGAATGGGTAGTTGAACGTGATGTTGAAGCGGTTGTGGAAGAAAGGGCGTACGAGACAAGTGGAATGATGTCGGAAGGACCGAGAGAAATCTTACGAGGAACCTATGACAATGAAAATGCCACCTTGAGGAGAATTTAATTACAATCAAATCTAAATTTGTAAGGAGGGATTTCGGTCCCTCTTTTTTTTGAAAAAAAATTTGGATATCTCAAATACTAGTAATATATTTGTATGTAAATCATAAAAAATGAAAAAATTCTTAATGATATTTTGTATGCTGTTGATGAACAACACATGGGCACAAGGGTTAAGAGTACCCCAAAGAATATTCAATTATGGATTATCTTATGGTCCTAGAGGTAATTCATCATATTATTCCGCGGGTTACGAATTCTCCAAAGAAAAAACAAATGCCTTTATTGGAATTGGTTATGGTAAATTGATGGCCGAATTAAATTTATTTAACCCCAATACTTTAACAATCAATGGTAGACCTGAAGAAATTTATGTTGTTTTAAATTACGTTTACACAAATAAAGATTATAAATGGTTAATTTTAACAGGTGGGGCGGGTTTATCTGTTGATGGTGGTAATCAAATTATATTGAAGACCGCTGCAAATTTGAAATTATCATATCCCTTGTACTTAACTTTAAGTTTTTATCAAACCGATAAACCTCAGTTTATGATTGGGGGTAGGTTGTTTATTTTTTGATTATGAAAATAGCACTCATAGCACACGACGGTAAGAAGGCGGACATGGTTGCCTTTGTAATGAAACGATTAGATTTTTTTAATCGAACCGATGTTGATATTGTTGCAACGGGTACGACAGGTAAAAGAATAATGTTTGCTGGTGTTACAAAGGTTGAACAAGTCAATTCAGGACCAATGGGTGGAGACGCGGAAATTGCTGCAATGGTCTCGAGAAAAGAAATCGATGCGGTTATATTTTTTAGGGACCCATTGGATAAACACCCGCACGAACCTGATGTACAAATGTTAATGAGGGTTTGTGATGTGCACGAAGTGGCATTAGCTACAAACTACTCAAGTGCAAGAATGGTCGTGGACCATTTTACGAAAAGTTAAATTTTGGAACAATAATTGTCTAACACTCAAACACTAAAATTATGTTTTACAAATATGATAACTCTCTACTCCTTTGGAAAAAGGATTGGAAAAAAGTAAAAATCGCGTTGTCGGTTGTAATTGTTTTGGTAATCTCTTCATTTATTTTAGGTCGTTTTATACGGTTTAAAAGTTTGGACAGTTACGAAAAAGAATTAATCGTAATTTCATTAGAAAAAGAAAAAAATAAATTTTCAGAGGATAAGTTTGTATCAGAACTAAAAAGATTAAACGTTAAATTTCCACATATTGTTATGGCTCAAGCCATTGCTGAGACGGGACATTACAAAAGTCAAGTTTTCAAGGAAAATAATAATCTGTTTGGTATGAAACAGGCGACAGTTAGAATCAACACCGCCAAAGGAACTCAAAACGGTCACGCGTTTTATGATAACTGGTACCAATCTGTTTATGATTATGCGTTTTACCAATGCCGATACCTTGGTCAGATTAATACTGAAAATGAATACTATTTGTATTTATCAAATACCTACGCCGAAGCGGGTGAAGGGTATGTTAAATTATTGAAAGACATAATTCAAACTGAAAAATTAAAAGAAAAATTTTAATCATGGATATAAAACAAGTCAGGATTCTTTTGGCGTTTATAACGGTCATAATTTTCACTGGTATTCTTCATTTTAATAAAGAAAAGATACATAACTATATTACAGATGAAAATATAGTTGAGGAAGAAATAAGTGAGGAAGTTATACCAAGGAGCGAAAAAGAGTGGTATCCTGTACCGGTAGTATCCTGTGAAGAAATATTCCAAAATCAATATCATATAACATTTGAAAATGGTGTCACAATACTAACCAATAAACCCGCCAAAATTGGTGATACCACAAAATGTTGGATAAATGGGTGGTATAATTCCAAAATAGATGAGTCCTTAGACTCGTTGACATTTGAAAATCCATATTAATTTAATCCCCGAAAGGGGATTTTTTTTTATTAATTTTTGGAAATACGATTTCTTTTTATTATATTTTGTTAGTGGTAAGTACAGACTAACTTAGAATATAATGAAAGTAAATATATCGAATGCAACCTTCTCTTCGATAGTAGGGATTGGTCAGAAAGTTAAAAGGGCGGCAAAAGAATCAGGTAATTCATATCTCGAATTAAATAGAGGTGTAAACGCTGTTACGGAAATCGATTTGACGGGAGTTATGAAACAAATTGATTTTAACTCAAAAGAGTTTCAAGTATATGCACCTAACTTGGGTATTGAAACATTTAGACATTCTATCGTTTCAGAATATTTTCCTTCATTTGCAAATTCACCTAATTTCATCAATAATATTGCAATCACACCAGGTGGTATGCCTGCGTTAGATTTGGTTATCCAATTATTAAATGTAGAAAATATTTATTTCCCAAAATTTTATTGGGGTTCTTATTCTAAAATGGCAACAATTAGACAAAAGTCTTTTTCATTTTATGAATCATTAGAATCTTTAGAAGCATCCAATTTTAGTGAATCATCTTGTATTTTTATTTGTGACCCAAATAATCCTACAGGTGTAAAAATAGATGACAACATTCTTTTCAGAAAGATTTATGAGATATCGATGACAGGTGCGATTATAATATTTGATTCACCATACCGTAAGTTATTTTATGAAGATGATTTCTTTGATAAAGTTGCCCATCTTGATAATGTTATTATCACCGAATCTTTTTCAAAATGGGTAGGTTTATCGGGTTTAAGAATGGGTTTCATTTTTTGTAAGGACAAGGATTTTAATTCAGAATTAAACATTCGTTTACTTTATGAATTCAATGCCGTATGTTCCCCATCTCAAATGATTATTGAGAAAGTTTTAACCACACCCGAAGGAAGAAGTTCATTAGAACAATTTAAAAATATAACAACTAATAATATCTTTAAGAATGTAAATTACCTAAAAGAGAAAAACCTACTGGTTGAAGAAATTTACCAAGGTGGTCAACCATTAGGTATCTTCGCGGTTATAAATAAATCGGAAGATTACTTATTTCAACATAGAATCGGTGCTGTTGGTCTTGATAAGTTTGTTTATCACGATAAGGACTTATGGTCATCATATTCTAGAATCTGCGTGTCAGTTGAGCACGAATTATTTAAAAAATATTTACTAAACATAAAATAAATAAAAATGCAAACATTAATTTTTAACACAACAACAAAAGAAGTTAAGCTTTACGAAGGTCCAAAAGAATCTTCAAAATTATTAGAAATGATTACAGATGCACCAACTGTTAGAATAAGTGACAGTGGTTACTATGAAGTCATGAAGAAATTGGATGGAGATGAAAAAAATATTCCTGTTTTAAGAGTACCAATTTCAAATACAAACATGTTTATCGAAAAGTAATATGTCTAAATTTACACCCAGCAAATATCAAAAAGATATTTTCAATTTTATTTTAAAAGATACTCGAAACGCAGTAGTTTCTGCTGTTGCTGGTAGTGGTAAAACGACGACACTATTAAAAGCTTTGGACTTAATACCTGATGATAAATCAGTATTGTTTTTGGCATTCAATGTTAGTATACGAGATGAATTAAAAAGAAGGATTCCCGAAAATAAGAACATTGATGTCAAAACGGTCCATGGTTTCGGTTACACAATCATGAGGAATAACTATGATTGTGGTGTTGACGAAAAAAGTTTAAAGTATCGAAATCTTTTTTGGGACATCATTAATTTTTACAGTGGTGAAAAACCCGATAGTTTAGACAAATACGGATTCAACGAAGAACAAAACAAGTACATTCAAGGCATCCATGATTCTGTTCAAGGTGAGAATATTGACAGGTATAAATTTGTTACCGATGTTGTAACTCTGTGTAATTTATCGAGACAACATTTAGTAAATTTTGATATCAAACCAATTGGTGTTGGTGAGATAAATAAAATTGCAGAGTTTCATTCTGTGAACAATCAAGATGGTGAATCCACTGCCGCATGGTATCTGTCTAAATTGGGTATGTCTTATCTAAAGGTTCTCGATTATACCGACATGATTTCTTTACCAATCATTTTGAACCATTCGGGAGATAATTACGATTTTGTTTTTATAGACGAATGTCAAGATTTGAATTCTTGTCACCGTTTATTGATGCAAAAAGCAATGAAACCTGATGGTGGTAGATTCATTGCTGTAGGTGACCCTAAACAAGCGATATATGGTTTTGCAGGTGCTGACCATGAGTCATATCAAAAATTGAAAGAACTACCAAACACGGTTGAATTACCATTGTCTTTTACATATAGAGTCTCGCCTGAGATTTTAAATTTGGTTCGACACATAAATCCAGCAATCATTGCTCATTCTAAAAATAGGTCAGGTAGAGTAATTGAAAACTTCTCCTATAAAGATATTATGGATGGGGACATGGTTTTGTGTAGAAATACATTTCCGGTTGTCTCATTGTGTATCAAATTATTAAGTGAAGGTAAAAAATCTTATATAATTGGTTCTGATATTGGTAAGTCTTTGAAAACCATGATACTTTCTTGCAACAAGAAGAATGAAGAATATAACATGACAAACGTAATATGTTGTCTTCTTAAGGACAAAGAAAAGTTGATTGAAAAAACAATGACAAATCACACAATGAAAAGAAGTGAAGCGTTAGAGGATAACCAAGTAATTCTATTTGGTGAAAAGATACAAGTAATAGAAGCGTTATCCCACGGGATAGATGACCCCGCAATTGTTGTAAAGAAAATCGATGATATCTTTTCAGATGATAAAAAAAGTGGAATATGCTTGAGTAACGTACATAAATCTAAAGGTCTTGAATCAGAAAGGGTTTTTATTATCCACCCAGAATTATTTCCATCGAAATTTGCAACCTTACCATGGCAAATTGAACAAGAAAAAAATTTAGAATACGTTGCTTACACAAGAGCCAAAACCACTTTAGGATTTGTAACCGACTTTGATGCATTTGTTAACCACAAATCAAGGGACATTGACGAATCCAAATTAAAGGTGAGTAAATTTGTCGGTAGTCCTGGTATGAAAATTTATTTTGAACTAACTGTTACCGATATTAGAACCGTGAATGGTCTTTATGGGCCAACAACTGTCTATGATTTGGTTGACAAAAATGGTAACATATTTTCTAAATTTGGTGAAATTAATACTGAATACCTAACAACTAATTTACATAAGAGCGTTTCAATTAATTCAAAGGTGTCTTTTTACGGCATAATAAAGGAACACTCAGAATTTAGGGGAAACAAGGTTACTAAATTGGGTAAGATATCTCAGTACTAAATTGACATTTTAAAAATTATTAATTATATTTGAATCATGGGATGTGATATTCATGTGTATTTGGAAAAATACACTTCAGTAAATGGTGAAAATAAATGGGTCAATGTTGACCATTGGCAAATAAATCCACATTTTGGAATGAACGATTCCGAAAGGGAGTACGACCACGTTGCTTTTTATTGGGGAAGAAATTATGATTTATTCTCAATTCTTGCGGAGGTCAGAGGTTCAATGGACCCGATTGCGGACCCAAGGGGTTTACCTGAGGATGTGACTGAGACAACAAGAAAGGAATATGAAAGAGGTGATATGGTCCATACAGCTTCTTACTACACCTTAAAAGAACTCAAAGATTATCTGTACAATAATTCAGATAATGAAGAAATCGTTGAGAACTTAAAATATTTTGTTGACTCTATGGACAATAGGTTTAAAGAAGAATTTTGGATAACAAATGATGACCAAAAGAGGTATACGATTAAAGAGAATGGTTTTAGAGTTGTCTTTTGGTTTGACAACTAATTCTAATAATGATAACAACAACCACAAAAGATTATTATGAATGTGTGAGATGTGGTATTAACACCTCATTCGAATATAGAATTTGTCCATGTAACAGAAAACCATGTGATGCGATAAAAAAAGGAATTATTACAATCACAAAAAATATTACACTGGATGATGATAATTTTAAAGCCGACGGTAGGGACAGGAATGATGATATAGGACAAATGTTGGCATCATGGAATGTTTAAAATATGGAAGAAAAATTATATAGTGCAGCAAAAGACTTCGTAAAGAGGTATGGACAAGATGATGTTAGTGAACACATCATCAACATCATTGTATCGGTAATGAGAACAAGAGATGGGGTTGGACCCATTGGGGGTAGTTTCGTTCAATCTGTTGTGAATAACGATTTGTGTGGTGCGGTAGTTAGGGCCGACAATGAATGTTTAAAACACATCAAGTTAATCGCTCTTTCAAGAAACAATTGTTTCTGTGAAGATTAATTTTGTTTTATCAAAAAAATCATTTATATTTAGAATATGAAAAATCTAACATTTGTAATTTTTTTGGGTCTAATATTAATGTCTTGCAAGTACAAGACACAATATACTGACACTAAAATCCCATGTATTGTTGATTCTGTTGAATATCATGGAATTGGTTGTGACAATACTTTACAAACAACTCCATATTGGAAATTGTATCTAAAAAACCCCGAAATGAAAATAACATCGTACAGGTCATATGAAAAAGGTGATACTGTGTATGTAATCGAAAGAAAAATAAAAAAATAAAATATGATTAATAGAATTTTTACTCCTGAATGGAAACTATGGATTTGGTCTAATATTGTGAATGGATATGATAGAGAGTCCATTTTTAATGTTTTACTTAATAATGGATTTGATTACAATTTAATTAAAAGAGAACTTGAAATTGAACCAACTAACGCGTTAATTTGGCAAAGACAATATTCACAGGAAAACCTTAATCAACCTTACGAAGTTGAACTTTATCCGTTCAATAAATCTCTATGTGATAACCCAAGAGCTTATAGAGTTGAAAATAATTTAGTTGAAATTTATCATTACCCTGAATTATTAACATTAATTGAATGTGATGATTTGATATCGATTACAGACAAAAAATTAAACTCACAGAAAAAATCTAAGGACTTGCAATCACCCATGATTCATAAGTTAGATAAAAAGTCTGAGATTTATAAAACAGTAAATGAGAGAATCAATTCTGTTATTGGTATTCGAGATTCATTTGGTGAAGATGTTTTTATTCAAAAAATAACACCCGAATTCAATTATGAGGAAAAATACGATTTTCTACTACCTAATCAAATATCGGAGGACAAATTGTTTACAAACATGGGTAATAGATTGTGGAGTGTCCAAATATCATTGAATAACATTACTGAGGGTGGACATCTAACTTTTAATTCAATTGAAAGAAGTGTAAAACCTGTAAAAGGAGATGGAGTAATTTGGAAAAATTTATACCATGATTTTCAACTAAACCCTTACACCAAACATACACATTTTAAAACAACCGAAGGCGATAAATACGTTTTGTTTAAGTATTATAGAATGGCTGACGGTAGTCAAGTTGTAAAAGAAGGACAACAAGAAATTGAAATTCAATTAGATGAGATTAAGTAGTATTATTTTATTTGTTTTACTCGTCACATCATGTTCTGAACCAAACACAAAACAAGTTGTAAACGATAGGAATAACCCCCAAACTATTAAACTTAGTAATCAATCCGAATACAGAGTTTTTGAATGGGAACATAAGGGACATACTTATCTCATAATCGATAGAAGTCATGGTTCAGGAATCACACACGCAGGACATTGTCCCTGTGGAAAATAAACTTACTTCTGAACAAGAAGAGATTTTATGGTGGGAACACTATGAGAAAATGTATTTAACCAGCGAAGATGGGGAATCTGAATTTTCATGAAGATATAAAAATCGGTCAAACTAATGAACAAGTAGTCATTGATGTATTTGAAAGAGAATACAATGCTATTTGTGTTGGGAAGAGTGAAAAAGAAAATGGTAATTTAAAAGAGTTCGATTTAATATTCAATTTCCCAACTAAAACCCATGTGGTTGCAGAAGTCAAGACAGAAGACAAATGGGTACAACCCGGTAGAACATTACCAAACGGTGCCTATTTTCCCGGTATAGATACTGGTAACCTATGTATTGAATTTAGGATGCACGGTAAGGACAGTGGAATAATGGTAACCAAATCAGATTTGTGGGTAATAGTTTTTATGAACATCAAAGAGATTTGGGTGATTAAAACTAATAAATTAAGAAAATTAATTTCAGAAAATAATTTCAAAGTAAAGATAGGTGGTGACGAGGTTTATGCTGGAACTAACGTATTGATTCCTGAAGAGAAAAGGTCACATATGTATTTGATTCCAAGAAAAAACTTTGAGTCTCATTTTACAGTTTTAAAATACTAACCAAATCTTTCTCTCACGAAATCTTGCATTATCTTACCCATAATGTTTGCAAAATTTAATTCAGATAACTCACTTTGAGTTACAAATCTAAGATACTGACCCTCATTTAGTGGAATTTCTTCAATAGGTTTGTCAATCACACCGTGAAATATATATTTAATATTTGGGGACACATCACCCTCAATACAGACATACTTCTTCCAAAAAGAAAATCTAACTAAACTGCTCGAGTCAGTTTCAATTTCTTCTATCATTTCTCTTTTCAACGCTTCTAATGGTGTTTCTCTTTTTTCAACGTGACCACCTATAAGGTCCCAATGATTTGGAAAGGGGATATCTGGGTTGTTGTCTCTTAAATACACCAAGTATTTACCTTCAGGGTTTTGAAGAATGATTTGAGATATTTGTATCATAATTTTGATTTATAAAGATAAATATTTATACTTTACGTATGAAAATAGTTTTATTAACATTTGGTATATTGTTTCTAATTGTAACCTGGTTGTTTGCAACTGCAACAACCATAAACGGAGAGCACAATCGAACAGCATTTAAAATTAAATCATTATTTTATTGGGTTGCTGTGACCTCATCATTTTGTTTGGGGTATATGATTGCCTCAAAATTTTAAATCGACAATAAATGAACAACGCAGAAACTCACGAATTTTATGGATGGATGGCTTTTAATGAAGGATTCTTTCACGAGTGGAGAGATGAGGTTGCGAACAGACTTTTAAAATTAAGTCCCCATGAGTGTGCTAGAGATGATTTTAGGGCGAATTTGTCAATTGAGGTTTTTAACGAAATGACTAAACGCAAAAATAATCTTGAGTTAGGGGAATAAATGGTGGATATGACTTTTTTAGAAAAAATAAAAGTAGTTGTTGATAGAAGATATAATTCCGAATTGTTAAAAAGGCACGACGGTGATTTCTTTTGTAATAAATGGTGGTGCTTTAAAGTCAAAGTAGAGACAATACCAATGTCCGAAATTAAAACAAGAGTAAAATCAATTCATTTAAAACCAATACATAAACAAATTGAATTAGATATAATAGAAAGAGGGTTTGATTATAATAAGGGTCACATCTATCTAACAAACAAAAATTATATTTTTGATGGTTATCATAGGTACTTTATTTTAAAAAGACATTTTGACGATTCACTATTAATTACCGTTTATAGGTTGACAAATGTCAGTAGCGGATTCACATATGCATTTAAAATGTCTATTATACATTTGTTTGTAAAAATTTATAGATTTTTGTTTAAAAGAGATAAAGGACAAATCATAGAAATAAATTTGTAATCATTTAATTGAGATAATTATAGATATGAAAATAGATGCACTTTTTATTTCAGATGTTCACCTTGGTACTAAGGGTAGTAATTCTGAAATGGTGCTTGAAGTCCTAAAAAAATATGAACCAACTTATTTGTTTTTAGTTGGTGATATCATAGATGGTTGGATGTTACAGAGGAAGTTCAGATGGAAACAAAACGACACCAATGTGATAAGAAAAATATTATCACATTCCAAAAGAGGTACTCAAGTAATTTATGTTACTGGTAATCATGATGAATTTTTAAGACAATATACGGACTTATCTTTTGGTAACATTGAAATTTGTAATGAATACAAATATGGTAATGTATTTATTACCCATGGAGACCTTTATGATGGTGTGGTTAAGTTAAAATGGTTAGGTATTTTAGGTTCCATTGGTTACGATATTGCGATTTCTATAGATAGGACTCTAAAAAAATTTGGACATAAGAGGTCCCTTTCTAAATTTTTAAAGGACAGTGTTAAAGAGGCTGTTAAATTTATTACGAGTTTTGAGGTAGAACTGGTTAGACAGGCAAAAAAAAGAGAGTGTGACACTGTGATATGTGGTCACATACACAATCCTGAAGATAAAATTATTGAGGGTGTGAGGTATTTAAATTGTGGGGATTGGATAGAAAACAATACTTACATAATACATCATAACGGGGATTTTAAACTTCAGAGATATGCCACTTTATAAACCAACAAAAATAAAAAACAAACTAACCATTGTAATTCCATGTTACAATGAAGACAAGTATATTAAGAAGACTCTCGACTCAATACACAAACAAGTTTTAATTGATGGTACAAGAGTAATCATTGCTGATAACCATTCAACAGACCGAACAAGGGCGATTATCAATAATATGTCTATGATGTACTCTGATAGACTTAAGATAGAAATGATTGACGGTGGTAAAGTTGGTGAAGCAAGAAATTTAGGGAGTGATTTGGTTAATACTGAATATGTTTTATTTGTGGATGCTGACATCCAATTCTTCAATTCAATTACAATTCACGACTGTATTGAGGAAATGATTTTGGAAGATTTGGATTTGATGACATGTAAAATAAAATCAACATCTAAAAATTGGAAGTCCAAATTGGTATTCGTTTGTTTTAATTCCGTTAATAATATTATTAGTAAATTCAGTCCATTCGCTGTTGGTACCTTTTTCTTGACAAAAACTGATAAATTTAGAGAATTAGGTAAATTTAATGAGGAATACCAACACAGTGAAGACTATGGTTTAAGTAGGAAATACAATTCAAAAAAGTTTAAAATATCCGAACATTACGTTGGTCAAGATGACCGTAGATTCAAGAAAATGGGGTATTTGGGAATGATTAAACTAATCATTAAGTCCTTTTTGAATAGGGAAAACGAAGAATATTTCAAAAAAGATATTGGTTATTGGTGATTTCAAAAAAAATTTTGAAATTTAAAATATTCTTCTTAATATTGACTCATGATTGTACTTTTATTATTTATCATTTGCATACTTTTGTATGCAATCAATGAAAACATCCGAAAAAAATAAATCACTATGCTTCACACCAACATTGAGGTATACGAGTATTTACAACCACACTACAAGTGGAATTTAGTATCTATTGCATTCTGTGATAGAATGTTGATGGTGTTGATTTCAAAAGGTTGTAGTGATAAGGAGATATTAGATTTAAAAAAATACCTAAACAAAAATCAGTTCTATGAATATGAAGAAACTAATCTATACTACCGTTTAAAAAGTAGGTCGGGTGAATTTGTAGAACCTCCAATATTTGACAGGGAGAATGGTGAAGTTAGGGTTGAGATGGCGAAAAGATTTATCGGTAGAACACAACAATTTTAATATTATCTTTGTATGGTGGTACACAAAAAAGTCAAAGAAGCATACCAAGAATATATCAAGTGGTATGATAACTTAGGTATAAATAGGGAATACCTGAGAGAAGTAAAAATCAAGAGTCTTACTGAATTTGCACAAAGGATAATCAATGATTATGAACTTTGGTATATGTTCGGTGAGGATTGTACCTTACCACTGTCACTTTTGGAAAGACAAGAAATATTCAAGGAAAGACATCCAAGTTCATGGGATATTTTATCTCATAAACATTATGATGATTTTTTAATACCAACAGTAAAATTAATAAGATAAACATGAAGTATACGCTAAAAACTTATGGATGGAGCGCCGAGTTTATCGGTAAAAAACTCACTGACGAACAGGTTGAACAAATTGAACTCTTAAAAGAAGAAAAAGAGTACGATGAACTTTGGGAAACTAGATTTGACTTGGAAAGTTTAGATATTGACATTTACGATGGTGACATCTTTCACGTAAACAAAGCATTGGATAACCAAACAATGACCTTTGAACTTGAAGATGAAAATGGTAACAACGTACTATCTTTTGGTATTGAAGATATTCAAACAATCTCTTCAGTGAATGAGGATTGGGATGATTATATTTCACACCGAGCATTCCCAATGGAAAAGGGTGAAAATATCTATGTGAGTGTTGACGAAAACAAAGGTGGTATTTGGGAATATGAAATTGAATCTGAAACGGTTCCAACCATTGAAGATTTTACCTACTGTCACGGTTCTGTCGACTTTCCTGATGGGGACTGGGATTACATCGATAGAATATTTTTTAAGGGTGAATCCATGGAACCCTCTGATTTTTTGGACAACTGGGGTAAATCCTCTCAGGTAGACATTTTTAAATTTGAAGAAAACTAGTTCACCTTGTAAGGAATGTCCATGGGTTGTCAGAAATAATAATAATGACACCATCATCCATTTTTCTAAACGAATGGGTAAATCACACGCTTGTCATATGGTTCAAAAAAACATATGGGACGTTTCCAAAGACAATATTTGTGAAGGTAGTAAAAGACACTTCAAAAAAAATTAAAATATTTTTGCATATTAAAAAATATACATTATATTTGTATCAAAATTAATTATGACAGTTATTTTAGTATACATAGGATTCTCTCTTTGGTTTCTCGCTGGTTACAAAGTAGGGGAATATAGAACAAGAAAAGAATATCTAAAGAAACGTTCCGATTAATCATCGGATAGTGTGCCTCACATGATGAGAAACGGTGTGATAACCGTAGAGGACTGATAATAAGACAACGTCTTATTCGGACTGACTATCCGCGGGGAATACCAAAAGGGTGATAAAGAACAACGTGCCCCTGTAAGTCTATTCCTAACCCGGCAACGGGGACAACCATAACACCTGAAAGTTGGATAAATTAGGGTGTTTTTTTTTGTGATTTTTTTGGATTTCACAAAAAAATTTTTATATTTGAAGAAAAATGTGATTATGGAAAGATATCCCTTTTGGTTGAACAACTTGGTGTACTTCTTAGCAGGTATAGGATTTGGATTTTTAATCTTTATGTATCTATGAACACATTTTATATAGGTCAACGGGTTTTATACAAACAAATGGACTGTGTTGTGACTAATGCATCCATTGCTCGTGGAAAAAAGTATGAAGTTTCTCCTGTTGGTCGTAATCAATACTTCATCGTGGGGTATTGGGAGATTGAAACACCTAAAACTACATACAATGGACAACCAAGGAAAGAGGAAGGAACAAATTGAATTTAGTGAAAAAATGGCTTTTTGGTCATTAATTGGTATTATCGTAATTATTGTGACTTTGATAATACTTAATAGGTGAAGGAAAACCAAACTATGAGAATATACAAATCAAACAACTTAGAGAAAGAAACTATGTGCACTGGTACAATTTACAAATTTAAAGACCGATGGTTCTTTAGATACATCTTAATGTTCGACGATGAATATACAGAAATACCTGTTAATGAGGAATCAATTCCAAAATCTAAATGGATGTCGGAATTTTACTCTTCAGGTGTAAGAGTAAACGCTCAAATTGTTACAAAACAAAGAGAGGATGGTAGTATGTTTGACGAAGCAATTCTTGCAGAATAAAACTAATTTAATTATATGAAAACATTTAACGATTTAGAATTCGAACAAATCGATGAATCCCCATTTATGGTTGGTAAAAAGGTACGTACACAATTTGATAATGGATACGGGGTATCTGTCGTTTCTCACACATACTCCTACGGTGGTAAGGATGGTTTGTATGAACTTGCGGTCTTAGATAAAAATGGTGACCTCACCTACGAAACACCAATAACCAGCGATGTCCTTGGTTATTTAGAACCTGAACAAGTTACAGAGATTATGAAAAAAGTACAGTCTCTGTAATGATAGATAATATAGAATTAGTTAAGTCATTACTCAACTTCGAAAACGAGGGTGACTTCTATATGCTCTACATTTTCAAACGAAAGAAAGACCAACCCGAAGGGGAGAGAGATAATCACCAATCGGTGAGAACAATTAAGACTTACTGTATTGAAAGTATCGAACATCTTGAACGTAGGTACGATGAGATTAAACAACTGTGTGAGATGTTTAAGGCGAGGGCATACATCCACGTTCAAAAACAAAATCACTTTGATGTTTCATTGAATATGATGGTTGACCTCGCTCAACGTATTCAGAATGGACAACATAATCAGAAAGGATTATTTGATAGCGTTGTTGGTCAGTTAAAGACACAGGAGAAACGTTGGATAGTGGATGTTGATGATGTAAAAGAGATGAGTCCAATGATGGTTGCATTTATTGAATATGAATGTAAACCATTTACTGAAGTTGAATTTGATGAAGCCGGTGTTCCAATTGGTTACAAGGTGGGACCAAAGGTTGAGGCTGTAATCCCAACAAAGAACGGACACCACTTAATTACCAAAAAATTTGATGTGATGAAGTTTAAGGAGAGATACCCTGAATTAGATATTCAAAAGAAAAACCCCACACTACTTTATTTACCAAATTCATTAGATTAATATGATAAAAGAAAATCCAAATTACGTAAGGTTCGTAGAATCTTGGTCGTCAAAAGATGATTGGAGAGACCCAATCATGAAACCTGTTTGTTATGAAAATGGGTGGGTAGTTTCAACCAACTCATACAAAGCGTTGTGGTTTCATGATGTCGACTACATTAATAATGAAAACATACATGACCACAGCAAAGGTAATGGTGTCAACGCCCAACCTGTCATGTTTGAGTTTCGTAAATTTTATGAAGGTGATTCAAAACCATTCGGGAGAATTAAAGTATCTGACCTTGAAAAAGTTTATGAAGACATCAAGATGATTCCTGAGTTTGACAAAAAATATAAGGAATGTTATCAATGTGATGGACACGGGACTGTTGAGTGTAATTGTTGTGGACACGAAACCGAATGTGATGACTGTGATGGGGAAGGTAAGGTAGAATGTGGTGAAGAAGAAAATGGTGAGTACACTTATCCCAATAAACACTTCATTGTTGTTCACGGTGTTCATTTGTCATTATATGAGATGAGAGAACTCATCGATAATGTCAAGTTTATTGGTGTGGATGAATTGGAAGTTTATCCAACCGATAGTGATATTAAATCGTTATTTGGTATTCCAAATGAAAAAATGTATATTTTGATTATGGGTAATATGACTAACGATGTCGAAAAAACCTACAAAGTAAGAGTTAATTGTTAATATTATGGAAAATTTACATCCAGTAGCACAAGTAGTTGGAATAATCGTAATCGGTTTATGCGTTTGTATTGCGTTGTTATCACTATTCACAACTTATTTTGATAAAGAATAAAATAAATCTCATTTCACTTTGCGGTACGTTTATAAAATTATTGAAAAATATAAGAGGTCATTATTATTAATATACTTCTACATCTTTATTGCACAAATCATTTTCTTGGTTGAACCCTATGTGTTGGGTAAATCAATAGATGGTTTATTGAATAAGGAGTATTATTGGATTGGGGTTTTTCTTTTAATAGAATCTCTCTCCAATTTTTTCATTTATAAACGTATGGTATTTGACACCAAGATTTACACATCTATCTACAATGATATTGTGTTTAACTATTTGGATAGTTCAGAGGATTCGGATGTCTCAACGAGGTTGGGTAGAACGGATTTAGCACATAGTATTGTGGATTTCTTGGAACACCACATACACTATTATATAATGTCAATACTTTCCATAATTGGAACATTGTTTTTTATATTCATGTCCCACGTGGTTACTGGTTTTATTGTATTGTTATGTGCTCCGTTCATTTGTTTTATTGTATGGAAGTTCTACGGTAAGATTGCTCAGTCCACAAAAATTAGTCACAACCAACACGAAAAGAAAATGGATGTGCTCAACACAAACGATAGAGGTTTGATTGATTCATTCTTTAAAAGGAGAAGAAGGATTTGGATTTCAGCATCCACCCTACAAGGAAAGAATTGGACTTCACTCAATATGGTAAAGACCATCTTCTTGGTTTTATCATTAATCATTTTCACTCACGAAAATGTGAAACTAACACAAGGTGAAGCCATTGCAATGTATTCTTATATAAATCAATTTTTGGTTTCCCTCTTATCCATCCCTGTGGGTATGGAAATGTTTACAAGAATGACCGATATAATAAAAAGATTAAAAAATACAAATGAGTAACGAAAAACTAACACCGGTAAATTGGTTAATCACCAAACTTCAATTGGATACGAGGTATAGTGGAATTTATGACGATATACTAAACGAAGCAAGAAAAATGGAAGATGACCATTATGAAAAACTGAAAGATTTTGATAATTGGAAAGATTGGAAAAACGGTATAGAAACTAAATCAGAGTAATATGTTTCATGATTTGATGGATGAACTTATGGCGGGGGAATTGGGTGTTGATGTAGAAACATACATTGATGTCATTGAAGATAAGTGCACAATGGAAGAAGCCAAGTTTATTATTGATAACATCTTTCAAGAAAAAGATAAAGAGAAGGCCATAGAATTGTTTAACAGTAAATTAGAATAATATGTATAAATCATTCAAACTAACAAAGAGATATAGTATTGCGTTTAATACTTTTCCTAAGTCGGCTAAAAGTATCGAGACCAAAATACCGGCATATCACACGGGGATTTGTAAATCAACCGATGAGATAAATGAATTTGATACATACTTTTTTGTTTTGGGTACTTTTAGAATAATGTGGTATGTTGAACACAAACACAAGTGTGGTGTAACCAATGGATAAAAATCAATATGGAAAAGATTATTACATTCGGTTGTCAGAAAAATGTTTTTGTATATAAGGAAGGTTGTGGGTTATTACCAAATCCTCCTTACAGAAAACACGAAACGGTGGAAATGGCAATCCAACATTTAAAAGAAAAAGGAATACAGGAACCAAAAGTAATAGAACATGACACAAAAAGAACAAGCATTAAATGACACCAAAAACCGATTCACAAATCTGTTGGATGGTTGTGTAAGGTCTGGTGTAAGTGTATCAGAAATCATTCGTTACTACGAATCAAGATTGAACAACCAACCAGTACCTGAAACCAAAAGGTCGTCGGGAATTGTAGATAATTTTATCGAGGACTATCTCAAACATATGGAGAACGAAGATGGAGGATTTTAAATTATTAAGGGGATATGCCGACCCGTTGGTAAGTTTAAGAATGACCATAGAAAGTTTAGCCAGAGTCATGGAGAATTACAATTACAGTTTGATTCAATTGAACAACTCTTTAGAACAATTAAACAATACCTTACGAGAAAATAATTAAGATTTTTTGGAATATTCAAATTAATTGGTTATTTTTGTTAAAAACAAAAGGACATGGCTATCATCACCATCTTAATATCAATAATGTACGGATTCTATATCTTAGTATCCCTATTGCGTAGAAGATGGAATGATTTTCTTTATGGGATATGTCTTGGTTTACTTATCATTTCAAATATTCCAACCATTTCTTTCGTTATCAGTTTACTCGGTCTTATCATTTTACACAGGTACATAGAAGTAAGGGAAAAAAATACAAACGAATCATAATATGCTTAAACACTATAACATAAAAGTTTTATTACAATCGGCAACCACACAGTATTGGGCTGAGTACACAATATACGATGTGGTTAAATTCGAGGTAGGTAGAAACCATTATTTTTTACAGACCGAGGATGGTGATGAGAACTATTTCCCCATAAACTTTTCAATCATCAAACAAATAGAAGACCACCGATAGTGGAAAATATTTTCAAAAAACGTCGTTATAGTGGAAAAAATTCCCGGTTCCGGTGCCCGAGGTTCATTTTAATGGAAAAAATAAATAATATGGAACCACAAGATAAATGGGTATTCTTCAAAGACATTGATTGGGATTGTCCAAAGAACAATAAGTTTAATGTGGATACAAGGGATTTCCATGTGGGATATCATTGGAATGATGAAGGACATCCTGATATTTCTACCATAAACAAATACCCACATTTCTTTTGGACCAAGGATGAACTAACCACATTACTGGAAAGATACTACGAAGAATCTGGTGGTGAGGGTGAATGGAGGTATTTCTCATTGGAAACCTATCGCGATGGTTGGTATCTAAAGTACTTAAGAATATTCAGAACGGATATGGGATTCATCATATGTGATTCTGAGAATAAAGCGTTGAAGAAAGATATATTAAACGGAAAGGTTTACCAAGAATTATTGCATCATCATTAATGGATACAATTAACTTTACATTGTTAAGGGGAATAACCTATAAAAATCACCGTGAAATTCTTCGCCGTGGTGATATGACTATTATATTAAGATTCTTTGAAGAGTCCCCTGATTTTCGATTTGATACCCACGTGGAAATATGTCATAATAACGGAACCCGTGTAATTGAGGAAGGTGAGACTTTTAAAAGAAACGGAAACAGGGAAGACTATGTTAATTTTGCTAAAAGGATATTGGATACATATGAATACGTGGAAGGTAACATAGAAAACATGTACGATTATATTCGTTTGTTTTTGGGTACACTTTTAGTGATTAACGAATCGCTGGGGGAAATTAATGAAAATAACTAAAAAACAATAACTGGGGTTCCAACTAATAATATGAATAACGAAATTACATATAGAGTAATAATAGATACAACCATAAAAGATGGAAGATGTATATATAATCTCTCAACTCCTACAGACCAACCTCAAATAACTTTAAATCAAATTACCAGTATACTATCAGGAGCACTATCTCTAAGTATAAGAGGTTCAGAAAATGAAGCACAAACAATGAGGGATGTAATAAATTACCTTAATGAAGAATTTGTTAGTATAGATTCATTTAAAGATATACATGTAAAGAAATGAAAGGAATACTGTATAAAGAAAATAATAATTGGATGGTAAGATGGTATGATGAAATAAACTCATCCACCGATTCAACCCAAATTGGAATAATCCCATTACACCCTGGTGATGTAAAGAATCATGGTCATATACTAAAGGAATATACTATGGTTGATTTTGATATCATTCCTGTATTTGTGGAAAAGGAAGGTGAAGAATGTGTAAACGGGGAAGATGTTCCACACGCGAGGATTAAGAACACAGAGAACATTCTATATGGTTCTATAGAAGAATTGATTATTCGTTGGAATATTGATGGAACAAAAACCGCTGGTAGTCTCACAAGAGAAATAATGGATATAATAAAAAAACATATTACGTTATGATTACAGAACAGAATTTAATTGATTTGGGTTTTGAAAAGGTTGAAGGGAATCTTGAAGGACAAACAGAACCATGGTACTATTATAATTTGGATATAGATAATGTTAATCTAACTTCAGATGATAGTGACATGGTTAAAGATGAACACTGGAATGTTCATGTATGGGAATTGGATTTGGTTATTAATAATATGTCTAACCTAAATGGTTTCATAAACATCATCACAAGAATAATAAGGGATAACAAATGAAGTATATTAAAAAGTTAATGAACCACCTTTGGTGGTTAAAAAAACAGAAGGTAGAAAGTATGGTTTACTGCGGTAGACCCACATCGGTTTAAACAATTTGAAACCATAGTTGTTACATCTATATGAAAAAATTTATACTGTACAGACCACTCTCGGATATGGAATCTGATGGGGTTTATTTTGACGAATCGGTTAAGAAGAAACTGGTTGAAGAGAGAGAAAAACAGGTATGTCATTATAGTGGTTTACCCTCTGTTTGGATGTACAGTAGTGATAGGATTTTGACCCACGATACCCCTAATGTAATACAGAAAGAGTTAAAAAACCCTTGATTTTAACCCTGTAATCCAGACATTTTTTGTCGTAAGGAATTTTTCTCAGATATATACGAATGTATGACAAGAAATCCCGCTGGTCGTATTACAATCCATAAAAGTGGATTAAAGTGGGAAATTGTGGGACATAGTAGGGGATTGACCCTTGTTCGAAATAAGAGTTATATTTTTATATTTTCAGAAAAACAGATGTAAATAAAAAACCCCCAAGTGTCATACAAGGGGGTTAATGTATATACGTATATATGTCATACACGTCTCGTGTCGTCAATAAAAATTCTTACGTTGTGTTTCTCCCTGAACTTTTTTTCTAACTTATCAATAATATTATCTTGTAAGTTATAGGGGAAATCGGGACTACCTTTTTCGATACCATCTATGGTTTTAAATTTTGAATCAATGAACGGAATTAAATCTTTTTCATTTTTTATATCTTTTTTCCCGCGTACCACAACTCTAATAACTGGGTTGTCTACGAGTTCATACTCATGGTCATCTATCTTTCCTTTTTTATATACGGTGTAATACACCGTCGCTCTCTTTATTAAAATTTTTATCCACTCATCCATTTGGTCAAAAAACTTAGGTAATACATCTTGAGGTAATACAAGGGAATATTGGCCAGACAAAATGTACTGTATTGTTGGATTATCATACCTGAGGTGATTGGTATAATTTCTGTCAAACGATTCTTCTAATAAATCAATAATTAAAGGTCCGTTAATAAGGTGAAGTGACCTTATACTTAACTTGAACGGAAATTCACCGAACCCAATCTCTTGAATTTTTCTGCCAACCAAAATGTAGATGTCATTAATCATCTCAGGATAAACCCTGTTAACATCAACAAATAGTTTCAATAGACATTCACTTATAAAAGGGACACCATCTATTGTTCCTTGGGTTGGGTCTTCAGCTACAACATATTTTATTGTAATGGTCCCATCGGTCAGTCCTTTAAGTGAGTCACCTATTTGTGGTAAAGCGTCGTGAAACTTTTGGACATCATCACCTTCTAAAGTTTCTGTTAGTTTAATCATCTCATTTACTTTACATATAAATACCATTCCCCCGCCAAACTAAATCGACCTCCTCAGGTCCCTGAACTAACAAGTGTTAGTTAGTTTGTGCCAAACAAAATCGGTACCGTCGGACGATTCTGAGGATTCTGATTCCGCCAAACTAAATCGGTGGATTTATTGTTACAACATCAATTGTCTAAACAACCTTTCCGCCAAACTAAATTGACCATCTCAGGTCCCGTCGTCAGGATTCTCATTAAAAAAAAAATCCCGTGACGTTAATCACAGGATTTGGTTAAGAGACTTGAGTCGTCTATTACATATTACTCAAGATACTCTTACGGAACTCGAAAGCTTTCTTCTTGGAGGAGAAGTTCTGAGAGTAACGGGTTCCGTTAACGCTAGCACGTACACGGTAAGAGAAACCATCATAGTAGATGTGGTGTGAAACAGGTACGTAAGTACTTACGGTTGTTTTCATAGCCGGAGCTGCTACTGCTTTCTTCCCACCCTTTTTGGGGGCTGGAGCTGGTTTCGCCGCTGGTTTGCTGGCGGGTTTTTTAGTTGTGGACTTCTTTGTTGCCATAATATATTGATTTTGATATATAAAATATACACAAGAAAATCCTAAAAACCAAATCCTATAAAAAAATCTTTCAAAGAACTAATGCCAAACTAAATCCACAGTATGATTCCCTCCTCAGGGTTATCAGGGTACCGTGACTCTTCTAAACATACACCACATGTGGATGGTAATAATTGCTGCTTACCTTTTATTCCATCTACCTGAAATTGCGATAGAGGTGCTGGTATACTGAATCCACATATGTGACACTCTAACCTATATACGTTTAACTCACCCTTCCAATATAAATCAGTCAAGTTGAATTTCTTTCCCATCACTACGTTGTCATTAACGTCGGTAATGGTGTCTTCTATTATTTCACCTGTGGTAGGGTCCGTGAAGTATACCTTGTCCCTGATGAAGAGTTTCATTTACTCTTCCCCCTTTCTTCCAAACGTTGCAAATATTGTGAAAACATCTTGGCCGCCATTGCTAACCTTTGAGGTTTAAAACAATATTTCTTATTAAGTCTAGCCATTGCTATCCTCATGAACTGTTCCTGAATCCGTGGTTCTACTACTATCATGACTTTAAATATTGCTACAGGTGAGTATTGAATACATCAAAATCCCTAATTCCCATATTTTGTCTCTCCACTCTTGCGTTGTGCTGTAAAAACGCTTGAATACCTTCACCGTGTGGTACGGCTTGAAATATTAGTTGCTGTTTAAATTGCTCTGAAGTAATAACTCGAACAACAGACAGTCCAAGTAATCTCATCCAAAATGGTTCGTCGACCATTACAGATTTAATCCTGAAATAGTTCACAGATTCTCGAGTCACACTGAAGACCCCTTTTCGTTCAATTACACAGTCATCATAGAATTCATACCTCCAACAATCTACTTCGAAATATTTGTAGATATAGATGACTACCGCCAATGCACATGCATATGGGTGTACGAAGTAAGTTGCTGGTACCATGGCCAGCCAACCAATATTCAACCACTGAGATGGGGTGAATATGTGAATCGGTTCTTGAGGTTTCTGTGTATTGAACATAATACTAAGTTTTTGTTACAGTTTTATTTGCGGTTGTTCCTGCTGGTGAACATCCACATGGTGATGCTTTTCTACACATATTCATAAATGTCAGTGTATCCACTAAGTATACCTTCATGGTATCACCATATGAACCTTTATCCCATTGGGGTTTAATTACTTCTCGGGTTATGTTGCAATCGATAAAGTAAACTTTGTGTCCACTTACTAATGCCTTGTCCCCGTGTTGGATATATGTTCGATTGGTTCCACAACCAACTAATCCAAGTGCTGATATAAATAATATTTTTTTCATAACTCCAAATCTAAATAAAATTTATTACTTCTCAATATGGATATCACGAAAAAATTCAAAATCAATTACTTCGTCTTCCTCCACCGCGAAGTCAACACACATTGCAATAATCTTTCCTCTTTTCTTTGCAACATATAATGTGTAAGAACCATCACCAAAACCAGATGAAGAAACTACTCCCTCGTCATACACACCGTATCGACTATCACCCAAGGTACGAGAACACATACTGATGTACCATTTTTCACCTTGTTCTTCCTCACGGGCCTCGGTCATTTCTTTCCAAGGTGTTACACCAAAGAATGAAATGTCACCATCTCCCAAACCGATTCGTTCTGTAATAGAGTCGTCACGGTAAGATTCTTTGGAGAAGATTCCACACTGACCTGAGTCGACACCGATGGTTGCAGGATAATCTTTCCAAACCAGTTTGTCGTCTTTATGGTCCTCGTGTATGACAAGTATCATTGAACTTCGGATACCCCAATCACCACAGTCGTGACGCTTAACATAGGTGTCATACATACCGGGTTTAACACCACTAACAATTCCCTGACACCAGGTTGGGATTGTGTAACAAGGGTCGGATACTACGACCTCAGTTCCTAATTTGATTTTGTTTGTCATACACCTATTGATTTTTAATGTTCTATATTCAAAATTAATACATTTACTAGAATATTCCAAATTTTTCTAGAATATTTTTGCCAATCTAAATTCAGTACATCTCCTCCTTCAGTTGCTTTGCTTTCTCAAAGTGTTTCTTGATTTGGTTTGCAAAACTCACCAAACGAGCTTTGGTCTTTGCGTATGCGTAGAACTGACAATACTCACTGTCAAAATCGATTCCACTACAATTGATGTTTCTCTTGACACAGTCCTCGAAGTCATAGGCAGAGTCGTAGTCGTGACCAATTGCTTCTTTTTTAGGGAAACCAGTAAGTGTCCACTGTGCTCCATCCCAATCACCTTTGTAAATTGAGAGTCCAATACCTGTTGAAATTGTTTCTGTTTTCATACCTCTACTTTTTAAATGTTGATTTGAATACTCGGATGTTTTCCTCAATCTCGAGGTCCATAGCCTGAGCTAACTTCATCTTGGCTTTGGTCATGAACTCCTTGTCGCCAGACAAAATCTCCAAATCCTCCTCAGGGTGAAACTCAATCTTGTCGACAATAACACGGACATCTTTTGACTTCTTATCCTTACGGTAGAAAGGAGTCCTTGCGTAGATGTACTCACGAACTTGAGTCAACTTGATATCACTGAGGTCCTCACGAATTCTCATTTGGATTATAATCTCCTCGAGTGATGCTAGTTTTTCGAATGTTAATTTACTCTCAGTGATTAAGTTCTTATATAAACCAGTGAGCTCTTTAAGCTCCTTAGAATATTTCTTACCATCACCGTGGTTGATGAATTGGTCATATGAACTCAGTTCACTCTTTGACCCTACGATGTCAATGAAGACACCCTCGATTGTTTTATTTACTCGTCCCATAATCTTTAAAAGAAGTTTAATACAGATTTTAACATGCCAAACAAAATTCGGGGTTCGGCTGTCCCGTCGGAAAATTTTACTTCAGAGTTTTCCATTTCTCTTTTCATTTGAATTGCTTCATCAACTTTAATCCGTTGCTCGATGGTTCTTGCGTGGTATTTGGATGAAACAATGACATTCTCTTGAGTTCTCAATGCGTCTACCCATTCTTGGTAGGTTAATTCTTCTTGAGGTTCTGCTGTCGATAATATTTTCAAATCTTCCATATGAATTTATTTTACTTTTTCCTTTAGTTCTTCTTCGTATATTCTACGGATTTCTTTTGCGTCTTCCGTATCCACATAAGGGAATTGTGCAACGAAGTCATCAACACTAGTTTCGTTATCGATTGCATATTCCATCTCATTTTGGAAAAGGGATTCCCAAAAGTATTCTTCGTCAAAACGATAGTTACCTTCGAGATAACCATAATCATCCTCAACCACTCCGTTTTGATTAATGGTTGTTTTGCCACAGAAATCACTTCCACCCTCCGAGTAGAACAACTCCACATCCACACCATACATCTTGTGTAATACAACACCAAAGTTTATTGGTGGTGACCACGCCGTATCAGGTGACATATAGATAACATCCTTCTCAAAAGTGAAGTTGCAGTCGGCGTATGACACATCCCATTTGGTACCATACCAACTGGTGTTTGCATTATACCATCCACCTTGTTCGTATTCTTCTTTACTAATTTCAGGTTCACGACCGATTAAGGACTCAAACACGATACACTTTTCAGGTTCGGACTTTGGAACATCATTAAGGATACGAGTGAGCAAACCAATCTGCTCTTCAGTACCTGTTATTGTTATTGAGTTTTGACACCAGTTCGGCATAATCTATCTATTTTAAGCTGTTCATTAATACAAAGGTATAAAGAGGATACCATTTTACCAAACGATATCCTCTTTTTATTTTTTTACCAGGATGATTGGTAGTAGAAATCTCCTTCCTTTTCCTCTAATAAGGGAGTGATTTGTTTGATGGTATCTTCTAAACCTTTTAGATACCACTCATCATATTCAGTTCCCCCGAAAAAGAAACCTGCTTGGGTTGGTAGTAGTTCTTCCGCAAGTTCGGTGTCGGTGTAGACATCGATGTCCTCATACAATTCCTTACCACCTTGCCAACCAACTTTCACCTGAACCTTCTTCGTCGGAGAATTTTTCAGGGTTGCTCTAACTTTCCCACAGGTATCCACCAACTCTTTGAGTTTTTCGCGGTCTACATAATACTCACCACAATCGTCCTCACCGTCCTGTACATTGTTTACAAACCATGCGTGGATGTGGTTGTCCTTTCTCCAATACGCCACCTGTTCCTCGATGGATGAAATTCTGTCGGGTTGAATTTCCTTAACTACTTTCCCACCCTTCTTAACTGTCACCTTGTGAAGTTGTTCGGGTTCCATATGTGACCAATTTTTCACATAGGTTTTCTTCTTGAGATACATGTCTAATCCCATTGTATTATTGATTTAAGATGTTAAACAATTTTGTACCAAGACCAAATAACTTTTCGGCCTTATCTTCTCTTTTTCCTTCACTACACACGTAGATTGACTTATCAGGTAGAACACCCAAATCCAACATTCCAAATGTGTGTTCCCATTTACCATTGATGAATTGTTCACCTGTAAACCTTTCTTGTGCGTTGTACGCTTCGTAGGTCATTTTCAATTTGACATTATTCTCATTTTGAATAATTCTCATCTCATATGACTTATCTCTCAAGTGAGATGATACCGAGTGGATTACTTTTTCTTTTTTCATAATACAAAGATATAACAATTTTTCTTTTATACCAAATTTATTTTCAACTTTGTTGCCAAACTAAATGTCCTCGACGGTAAAGTCATCCGACTCAAGGATGTCTATGATGTGTGCGAGTTCATATATGTCCAATTCAACTAACGAGAGTTCTATACTATCACCAAAACTTTCCGACATCACAGTACCATCAGGTAATATTCCATACGCCGCGTATTGAACTCTACCATCATCTTCGTACATACCTTCGGTAACCCAAACTCCAAACACATTTCTAAATGTGATTTGTTGGTTCTCACCAATAATGGTCGAACATTTGTTTTTAATTTTTTTGATTATTTCCTCTTGTAGGTCTTGAATTTTTTTCTTGTACATAATAAAATGTTTTAGTAATACAAAGATATAACAATTTTTCTTTTATACCAAATTTATTTTCAACTTTGTTGCCAACCTAAATCAATGTCCATCCCATAATATATGTGTACGAGGTTTTTAATAAAAAACCCCACATTTCTGTGGGGTTCTCTCCTTAAACCAATCAATCATAAGTAATCCTCGCGTATTTTACTGTGACCCAGTTGTCCTTTACAACAATCTTACCCATGTCCTCACCATCCTCGCCTTTCCAATAAACCTCACCATTTAATTTCACACCCCACTTCTCAAAGAAATGATTGATGATATATTTCAACCACTCAACGTAGTTGTAAAACTTCTCACCACCATCCCATATTAGATGAGTTCCATTTTCATCCGTAGTCCACTGACACCATAAACCAGGTTGACATTTACCCTCTCGTGTTCTCAAATCATTTTGTGTCCACCTTTCGTTGTAGTTAGTTGTTAGAAAATCTAGTTGACCTGGAGGTGTATTGTAATCGACAATACTATCATCCTTGTCTTGACCTGCGAACCCATTACCACCAACAAAGTATTCACCATCGTTTCCGTAGGTTTCTTCTTTTGGTAGAAAAGGGTTTCCGTGTTCACCCTTAAATAACTCATAGAGTTTCTCAACATTTCGTTTCATTCTACGAGTGTTGTTGAACTTGGTGATGTAATTCTTTTCATCACTAGTAAGTGGACGACTGAATTCAAATCCACCTTCGAAATCGGTTGTGTATCCCATACTTTTTTAATTTAATTGTATTACAAAGATATAACAATTTTTCTTTTATACCAAATTTTTTTTCAACTTTGTCGCCAAACTAAATCCCCCCTGTGAATATGGGGTTTGGTCTGAACTCCAATTTGTACTTTGGGTTGTAACTACCACCCGAACAATTGCTACATGAATAAGACCTACTTCTTAAACGATGGGCTTTGGATACCTTACCACAACCAACACATGTTGCAATATATTTTGCTTCGGGTGTTTCAACTACTTTACTACTATAACAACGATGTCCATCACAACCTATTTCAATCGCTTTCGACCTCCATACATGGTTATGTTTTTGACCAGGACAAAGTGCGTGTGCAATCTCATGTAGAATAGTATTCTTTACATGACTTTCATCATTAAGTAATGTCAATACTTTGGATAGTGTAATTTGTTTAGGTCTGTATTTACAACACCCAAACCTACTTTTTGCATTGTCATACGCAAATGTCCACCCCTTAACATCTAACTTGTGTTTGTGAATTAACTTCTCTGCTAACCGTTGTGCTTTAATTAAGTCCATGTTGTTTTATTTTAGGCCAAACTAAATTTCACCTTCACCTGTCGTGATGTACACTCCGTAATCGATGGTGTGCAATTGTGGTACTCCATCATTGTCCATGATGTGACCATCGAATAACCAGTTGGGTTGAACTCGTGGATTGTATCGAACCCTACGACTTTCATCCTTGTATGGTTGACCTGTGTAAATCTTGATGTCCTTACAAAGTATCCACGCACATACTGTTTTATTACCACCATCGAAAATCTTCTGTGCTGTTTTCCTGTGGTTCTTAAATGTGCAACCTGTCATGACCAACTGATTATCTGTTGGACTGTAATACAATACACTACCATCAGGGTGTTGTACTTTCCACTTCATGTAGTTCTTACCTCTACCGAGATTGAACCTTACTTTAATACTTTTACTCATCTTGATTGGTTTATAATACAAATATAATACTAATTCTTTTATATTCCAAATGTTTTTTTGCCAAACAAAAATCCCCCTGTGACGGGGGACCTTTTTATTCTTTCAAATCAAAAATCAATTCGGTGTAATTCATCATCCCATTGGTTACGAGTGGACTATCTTTTTCTACCGAGATAACATCTCTTGCCCACGAACCAACAATCTCATTTTCATCATCACCTCTAAAATCTCCCCCACCCATTCCGTTACCTTCACTAGTTAATAGTGGTAAAGGGTGAATTTTTACACCATCCCATCCTTGAATTTCGGGAACTTTGTTTTTATCCACGAACATTTTTTTGGTGTGGTTTACAATGTAGGGGTATTCATCCGTTGATGACACTTTGGGTTTGATTTGGTTTTCATCATTACAAAGTGAATACAAATTTGCATCGTACTCCTTCCCTTCCGAAATGACTTTTACACCTGGTTCTTCTCCTGCGTAATCACCCGCCCACACTACACGACTTTTGTAATGTTCACCTCTACGGGTTAATTGTTTTTCAAAAGTTGAAACGAAGTTGTTCCCTTGATAGGAATGCTCCATCAGTTTGAGTCCGTTGTCGTACTCGTGTGAATACATCCACGCTTTAACTGTTTCGTGTTCACCCTCTTTTGGGGTGTTACCTAAAATGATTGGTTTATAATATTGTCCCATTGTTATGTTGTTTTATGATACAAATATAATACTGTTATTATTATATTCCAAATAATTTTTTATCTTTTTTATTGTTTTCTTGCCAACCAAGTTTTTGGATTAACCAGGGTCACCAGCAAAATGACCAGTAAAACTGGCTGTTGCAACCAGTCTGAAGCCAGGTGATTTTGGTTGGCACAACTTAAAGTGTTGATTTTATTAGGATTACAGAATGCCAAACAAAATTCCGATGACCAGCATCATGCGCGCAACATCTTCAAGCAATAAAAAACCCCTCATTGTGAGGGGTCTACTATAAACTTACTATCTTTTTGAGGTCGTTTTCGTGTGACTTTATATTTTAATCCCACAATAATGTCGTTCTCATCTCGATATCTCATATCATATAAGTCACCATCGATAACTTTTCTACCCCAAAACTTTTTGGGTATTTCTTTTTTGAAAACAACGGCAACTCGTATACCATTGTTCAACATACTAATACAATCTGAAAAGTTTGTACCACTAAATGAAAATGTTAAGTCGTAGTTCTTATACTTCTTAACTAACTCCATTCGTTTACCCACTTTGCTGTAGTCGTAAAACATAACATTAGGAAACAATTGCAAAATGTTTTTTCTTTTACCATCTATCTCCATATGAAAAGATTCGGGTGAAATGTCTGAAGTGTTATTTAAACGAACACTAAAGTGATAACCTTGTTTTTCTGCCTTCTTTTTTGCCGCCTCAATTTCTGCAACCATCCATTGCATGAAATACTGGCGATGTTCGAAAAACAATTTTGTTTTTTTAATTCTACTCTCAGTAATCATGTCATCTCTCATGTTCATTCGATTCATACCAGATTCGTTTAAACATAGTGCAGTACACTCCGCGTTTCTCATTGGGCAAACTTCGTAACCACTTAAGTCCGCGGGTGCGAGGTAAAGACTGTAGGTTAATTCATCATACTTGTACGCCTTAGCGTGTTTTGATGTCAGGTTAACTGAACCTAAATAATTGATTCCAGTTTCCTTTCTGGCTTGGGTTTTATTTCTGTACTCCATATAATATTGGTTTAACAATACAAATATAAAACGAATTCTTTTATATTCCAAATTTATTTTTATTTTTTTTCTTCAGGAGGGACCTGTTCTTCCCAGGGCGATATTGTTTGGCGGGCGCCAAACTAATTTAATAGACGAACTGTGCAGCTCCTCCGCACACATTCGAGCAATAAAAAACCCCCACATTTCTGTGAGGGTTTTTCGAACCGAACATTAAATCAATATACTAAACTAAAGAACCCCTTCTATTGAATGTCCCTTTTTGGTGAGGTTTTTACCTTTACGTTCATAGTTGTTGTAGCCAACCAAAAACAAATCGTCTTTGGTCCCTAACACCATCGAACCTTCAAGTTTCATTCCACCATAAGTTACTTTCAGCTTACGCATAAAATCATTGAAAGAACGCTCAAGCTGTACACCAATCTTATCGGTAGGAGGAACTGGTGCATTTTCAATGTGATAACGAGTACCAACACGAGAAAATTTAATTCCCACCATTTCCTTTTTCTCAAAGTTTGGTAAACTCTCATTAAGGCATTCACGAATTTCGTGCAAAGACTTCTTCAGAGAATTAGCCGTAGTCTTTCTTGGTTTTTTTATCATATTCAAGTTTTTGAATTACAGTACAAAAGTAATAAGAATATTTTCGATAAACAACAAATATTTTCACTTTGTTCAACTTTTTTGTCAAAACCTTATACAAAAAGTGTCTTTTTTATTGGATTACAAACATTTGTGTGTTGAAAACTCCGCCAAACAAAATCTGGAGTCGTCTTCAGGATGTTACATCTTGTGAAATTTTGAGCAAAAAAAAGGGGTAACCTTTCGGTCACCCCAATCACTAACCCTAATCCAAAGTTAGAAACGAAGGTTCAACTTGTCCTCATTACGACGCTTGTAGTTGTAAATGTCTTCAATCATTTCCGCGTATGATTTTTTATCACCACACATATAGATTGAACTTGGACGAAGTTTTACTTTATGTAAAAATTCTTCAAACTTAAAATCGGGTTTCTTTTCCATAATGGTAAGAATAGTACGAACAAATACCGATTTGTTGTAACCCTTTTCAAAGTAAGGTTTCAGTTGGAGTAGGTTATTCGCCCATTCTTTGGCGGTTTCCATATTACCAACAACAAACTTACCATCCGCAAAATCTTGTTTGTCACAATGACGAGTACCAGAATTTTGTAGTAACATAATTCTTTCGGTCAAAGAAAACATCGGAAACTCTTTTGAAAAATCTTCCAAAGTTTTGTAAGATTTGTTTCCTTGTTCGGAAAAACCATGAATGTAATCTTTCTTACCCCACTCTTTCATGTTCTGGTTGAACTTACGTGCGGCTTCAAAGATACCTTTCGTGGTGTTGGGGATTGAGTTGTCTACAATAAAGTAGATACCTTTACCCGCTTCTTTTGCTGCGGTTAGTCGGTGTTGTCCGTCTACAACCACATACTGGGAGTTTACAATGATTGGAACGAGTTTTAATCCGTCCTTCTTCATCGAGTCTGTAATACGCTTAACGCGTGGAGAGTCTACCTCACGATTTACATTGTGAAGTTTGAACATACCCAAATTTTGGGTGAACTTTACTTGAACATTTTTTGTACTCATTTTCGTTTCTAATTTTAGATTAAAGATTTAATGTGGGTACAAAGATATAATAGTTTTTCTTTTTTTCCAAATTTTTTTTAAAGTTTTTTCAAAAAAGTTTTTCCACATACATCTTTGACTTTGTGTATGACAAACATACTAAAACTTTTAAGGATATTCACCAAGAATACTAGTATTTCTTGCCAAACAAAATCGTCCAGCCGTCGTCCAGTTTTCCCCCTGGCGTATGTTAAAACGAAGATTTTCAGTATTTTAGAAACAAAAAAAGGGATTCCGAAGAACCCCTTTAGTGTGTCAAACCAAACACAAATTACAACTATGAAATGTAATCCAATAAAAAGTTACACATCATATTTTACATTGTCAAGTGTTTTTAGATTACAGGTAATACATCAAGTTCTTTACCTTTTTCTTGGTAGAACAAACTTCCACCATCATTTCCCTCATCATCCATAGAAGGAATACATAGTGTTCCGTTGTCCAACTCAATACAAATTGGTCTCTTGTACCAACCCATAAGTTCCATTTCCTCATCGGTAAGATAACGAACTGATTTGATAACTCGTCCCTTTAGGACTTTCTCACTTTGATTTACCCAATGGGTAGTTATTTCTTGATTTGTCATACGAATGGTTTTTTACAAAGGTATAAAGATTATTTCTTTTTACAAGTTATTTTTGCCAATCAATATTCACTGTTCACCATGTCTTCGGGTATCTTTCCAAAATATCTTGGGGATAGAGAACACCATTACCATTAAGTAATACATCCTCCCACCAACGAATACCAATTTGTAAACGGGGTACTGCGAATTTTGGAATGTCATCTTGATGGACTCTAAAGAACACATCGTTTCTTCCACCCGTTTCAGGTTCGCCTGGTGTAGGTAGTGTTTCTACTTCCTCACAATATTTTGCACGAACACCGAATTCTTGTTTTAACCACTTTTCGAATTCCTTAATGTTGGACTTACCGATAAGAGTTGCGGGCCAAACACAAACTTGACTGAAATTTTTCATGTTACAAATAATTTAATTGACAATAATCCTCAAGGTCAACTAATGGTATGCGACCATATTTTACGGAAGAATAATACCCTTGAGTTTCGTACCCTTTCTTCCATTGTTCGAACGCCTTACACGCCGCTCTGTGCGACTTGTAGTAAGGTACATCCCTTTCGAGTGTGAACCCATCAGGGGATAAAATTTGAATTTTCTGTGCCATATGATTAACGATAAAGAGTTACATAGTCACCGAAATACTTTTCAATCACGCCAATCAAATTCTCATAATCCCCACTCATCATCTCCTCTTGAATTTTCTTGGAGTCCAAACCGAGTTGTTTCGCCCATTTTGAGGCGAGACCAATAAGAACGAACGCGTTCCCATCAGGTCCTGTGAGGTCAATCTCAATACCTCCTTGTTTTTCATCAATAGATTTTATCATTGTCTTGTCGTTTTATAATACAAATATAAATCAGTAATTAATATAATCCAAATATTTTTTTATTTTTCTTGCCAATCTAATTTCCGTCCTGAACCGTGACTCAGAGTCCTGAGAAATAAAAAAACCCCTTTCGGGGTTTCTCTTACGAGGTGTACTTGTTATAGAACACTTCCATTCGTTCCATTACCACATCTAAACTCCAACCACTTGTGTCTTGGTCGTTCCAATGAAAGTAACCCATTTGAAATTTCTCAACACAATTAGGTATTGATTTATCGTGTACGAACTCGGGGCAACCACCATCAACAAAATCATCTTGGTAGTTACCACGATACTCAATTACGATATCCTTACCATTGAACTTTTTGGTGTAAGTTACTTTTTGAGTATACTTTTTGGTTTGAACTTTACCCTTTCGTGTCCAACCATGTTCGGACATAAAAACATCCATTTGTTGGTTAACACTTTCTTTTATCTTAGAAAGTTCATTCTCTTTTTCCTCTTTTTGTTTTTTCAAGAAGGAATAATAATCTTTAATTGTCGTGTACATATGTTTATTAATTTAACACCACAAATATAAAAGTATATAGAATATAATCCAATAATTTTTTTATTTTTTTTGCCAAACAATTTGGTGGATTCCAGGTCCCCGCAGCAGGAAACCAGTAAAACCAGAAGCAATGACTAGAAAAAACCAGTTGTGCAACAGCAGCAACCAGCCCTTGATTTTGGTTGGCGAACCCAAACCATTGATTTTATTGGGTTTACAGAATGCCAAACAAAATCACGAACAGCAGCGCAACCAGCAGCAACTTCGGAGCAATAAAAAACCCCCACCTTTTGAGTGAGGGTTTTAACCAATAAAAATGAAACAACTAACTCTCTGCGACCAATAGTTTTCGGTATTCTTTTTCGGTCAAGTGTCTAACCGAACCACTTTCACACTTCTTTTTCTTCTTAATAAGAACACAATCACCTTGCCGAACAATTTTCTCAATTCCACCTTCTTTAATGTCTGTTTGAATTGTCCACGCGATTGCTTGAATAGGGGTAATCTTTTCACCAAAGTTCTCACTACTACTCAACCATTTGTCTTTGTTGTTAGTACGATAAACACTTTGTGCGTCCACCCAAATAAAATACTCCCTATCAGTTGAGGTGTCCTTACACTTTACAAAGTGAACATTATCTGGTCTACGCCAACCAAATTCTGCACCTTCACCCCAAACATTTCCTTTTACTTCATAAAGTTCGTAGGTGTCCTCAAAGTTTTTCTTAATGAGTTCACCATTCTCACCAACCCAAAATGTTTCTTTTGAAATCGTTTCGGACTTAATAAGTGTGGGGTTCACTTCTTTGTAAATGTTTTCCAAACCCAAACAACCTACGGCGATACGCCTCTGTTCAATGTTTTGAATTTCGGTTGTAATTTCTTTGAAAGTAATAGGAACAATATCTTCCCAAATATCTTCCAAACCATTAAAGGGTGTATTACGATATTTTGTTTTTAATAAACGACAACCAATGTTGTAGTCAAAACGAGTGTTTTCAATTATGATTTTCATTTCTTTTACTTTTTAATTGTTTACATATCACTTTCAGTCAATACCAAAAATTGTCTTGTTAGTGAAACGAATAATGTGTTATCTACAATTTTAGGTAATACATCACTATCCACTTCTTCTGTGTTGAATTGAAACCAATCCTCTTGTTCGCCGTCTGCGTTTTCAAATTCGTGGTTCTCAACAACATCAGTAATCTTTTCCAATAATGTATCAGAAATCTGTTCTTCCTCATCATTGAGAATACAATCACCTTTGTAGTTAATTGAACTTCCGTCTTGACTGCCAACCAAATTAAGGACTTTGGTTCTAATAAACTCAACCTCTTTTTCTGTGAGTTCAACAACAACTTCTTCTGTAAAACTCTCTGACCATTCCGCCTGTGCAGATTTGTAATACGAGAAAGTGGGGTTTTCCTCATCATCTTCATCAAGTGTAATCTCAACACTTCCAAATTCACCAATGTAGTGTCCGTCAGAGTTCACATAAAATTCTACTCTACGGAAAACATCATCATCAAAGAAACTATCAAGTTCACCACTCTCAACATCTTTGTTTTCTGAATTGTAAAAATTAAAGTGATAATCATTCATACTATCACCACCACAACTAAATTCCATAGTTGCGCTTGTAATACCTAACTCTTTCCAGAGTGCGATTGCTTCATTAGTTTGCATATTCGTGGATTTTTTGGTTTAATTGTTTAACTACTTCGTACGCTTCGGGGTTGTCTAAATCTTTTACCCCATTACACATCCAGGGTTGAACCTCTAAATGTTTAAGGTAATCTTGTGGGGTTGGAACGAACTTCATTCTAAAATCTTCTGCGATATGTAACATCGCAATATCAACAACATCAACTGACTTACCATCACTATTAGTAATGTTGTAACCGAAGATTTTTGGAATGATAGTGTATGCGAACCAAGTGTTGTGGGTGAGTAACCGAGAACTATTATTGTTCATTGTCGCTTTCGGACTATCAATAAGTTCGTGGATAGGTAAATAATCTTCTACCTTACCACCCCAACGCTTGACGCTGCTCTTTGAGTGAATTAGTGGGTTCGCCATAGTTAATCCCAAATTTGAGTGATAGTACCTTCAAACGGATTGTACTCAACTTGTTTTCCCATAACCCAATCACCTTGCTCAACTTTGAGTGGTTTGTGTTCGTTTGAGAAACTTCCATCGGGTTGTTCGTGTCTTAATACACTATCCTTTCTAACTTCAACTTCTGCGAAATCTGTTTGTGTTTCATCAACAATGAAATCACCATACAGAGTGTGCTGGTTAACACCCTCACCCTTTAAGAGTGTGTGTTTTTTCTTCGGAGTTACTTTCTTGTTTTTCATTTTTAGATTGTTTTATGGTACAAATATAAATCTATTTTTTGTATAAGTGAATTTTTTTTTTATTTTTTTCGCCAAACAAAAATCACCCGTGAAGGTGATTTCGTCATTCGTTTCGTACAATATCTAATAGGTCATTCACAATTTCTTTTTTGGTTAATGAAAGAAGTTGATTACCTCTGAACGACAACAACTTAAAGGTATTCATTCCTTTAATACCTTTTTCACCCTCTACATAGTAATCCATTTTCCACTTACCCAAATACTTAACATTCCCTATGTGTTTTACATAGTAGACATTACCGATAGTTAGTTTTTCTAAAACCATATAAATTAATTTAGAACACAAATATAAATCTATATTTTGTATAATCCAAATTTATTTTTATATTTCTTGCCAAACAAAAGTTATCCTGTGCTGCATCATCACCATCTTGGATACTTATTATTATGATAGAAGGGATACTTTATACATTAGGAGTTGAGTTCGTATTAGTCATTATATTGTTTTGTTATGAGTTAAGAAGACAACTAAAAGAAGATTATCAAGAGAAACCATTTAGATTCTGGGAAGATACATGAACATCTCCTGGTTGCGCGCAGCCCTCGATTTTGGTTGGCTCGAACCCAAAGTATTGATTTTATTGGGTTTAGAGTTTGCCAAACAATTTTCACTGTTTGCGCGTAGCTCACCATCAACTTTGGAGCAATAAAAAACCCCACATTTCTGTGGGGTTCTTATTAATTGAGTACCTAACCAATCTTAAACCAACTCAACCAATTCTTTGAAAATTTGACGTTCCCTTTGTCCATAGGTTCCAAACATCTTGTTTTCAGAGTTATCACCTTTACTTAAGGAATGTGTGGTGTACTTAGTAACCCCACTGAACAATCCCCAAAGGTTATCACCTTTCTCTTTTACTTCACCATTAAGGTCTACGTAGAAACGAGAAAGACGATTACGAGTCACGGTCGACACATCTTTGTCACTATTCAAATCAACATCTTTCATGATATTGAACAATGTACGTGTAACCCAATCCTCTTGTTTCTTGGTCATCTTCGTTTCAGAAAGTTTCTTAATGTCTTCGAACATTTCTTTTTCTTCCACGAGTACCCCCTCCAAACCACGACAGATATCATCGATTCTCATCTCCATGTTTTTGGTGTGACGAATTTTCGCATTCAAGTTACGGAACGCTGCGAAGAATGAATTCTGACAACTGATTGTAATATTACTTGGACCGAATGCCAAACTAGTTGACCCATCGAAGGAATTCACACCAGTGATGAAACCCTCAACTCTGTCATTGCCCAATTTCAAATCATTTGATTTCAATTGAAGGTATACTTTCTCACCCCCACCAAAGTAACCACCTTTGTGAATTGGTAAACCAACCTGTTGAGATACCTTGTCTAGTAAATCAACCATCTGATGATTTTGATAAGGAAAGTAACCATCACCATGTACAGACAAAACAGTGTTTGTGTCCTCACGGATGATTGCTTTACTCTTAGGAACAATGATACCACTTTCTGTAGTGATACTTTCTTCTCTTACGGTCCAATTTAGGCCGACTTTGTTGAGAACTTGCTGTGTGCGATTTTCTTGTGACATATGGATGTTTTTTAATTTGATACAAATGTAATACACTTTTCATTATAATCCAAATAAATCTTTATTTTTTTTTTCTGACCCCAGAATTCACCGTACCATCTCAGAAATTGGTTGGCATCTGTCATACACCCGCCAAACTAAATTGAACACGGGATTTGCCGGCGACGAATTTTTTTAGCAAACAAAAAACCCCCACATTTCTGTGAGGGTTCCTTAACCAAATAAAACTAATCTATGAACGACAAATCAAGTGTATTACACTTTAACCAAATATAGGAATTAAAACAAACATTGTCAATAGGAAAAACATAAGTATTACAATGCCACCCAAAATTCCATCCCAAAATTCCTTTCGGTCTTCTTGGTAAACTTCTTTGAAAGTTGAAAACATTTCCTTTAACATATCAATAATTGTTTTGATTATCGTAGTTGTCTCGGTAAACTCTTTTACGAGGTTGGTTGGTTCGTTGACCATTCCAATGGCGGTCTCCATTACCACCATTTTCGTAGTATGAGTTATTAATCATTTCATCAACCGATGGAACTTCAAAGTCCATATCACAACTTCCATTCATCATCTTCCACTGAATTTCATAAATGGTTTTAATGTCTTCTTCAACATTGACATATGTACCATCTATGTATTCAATCTTCGTTGCTATCTTGTCGTTTCTTTTATCCAAGATACTAAAAATGTTTTTGACATTTTGTAGATTGACAAGTGTTGGGGTTCCTTTACCTTGATAAGTGAGTTTAATTAACATTTTTTGTTTTTTTAATTATTGGACAAATATACAAATGAATTTTTGGAATATACAAACGATTGTGCCAATCAAAATCGGCGGTTCACCATCTCCTCAGATATTTCCCGAAAAGACAAGAAAATTGTTGGGTGGTAAATAAGTGTCGGGAGTGTCAATGATTTCATATTCATCTTCACCCTCAACTACACCAAGAGTCCTACCACTATCCCAACGGACATTGATAACACCATGACCAACATGATAAATTGTTCCCATTGAACCTTCCTCAACGGGGTTAGGGTCGTTCTCCATTGAAACGAGACGAATTCTTTTTCCGATTAATTTTTCGTTTATTTTCATATCTGTATTAGTTTATTAATACAAATATACAACTTATTTTATGATATCCAAATTTTTTTTAGGATATTTTGCCAATCAAATTGATGTCAATCTGAATATTCGTTTGAACTCTTTTTCAATTCTTCTGAATCTTATTTCGTCTTTTTCTCTAACATAACGCGATATTGTTTTGTTAAATTGAAAGTTAGAACGAGTAAGAAGATAGATAAATTTTCTCCTCTCCACTTTGTGACCTTCAAAGTTGTATGCCCATTCAACATCAACCGAAATATAATTTTCAGTTTCAATGATGTCACACACTTTACCTTCTTTTTCCGATTTTTTTAGGTAGTTCATTACTTCCTCATCGGTATTCAATGATATGTCGTTATAGTTTTTCATAATACAAATATACAATTCATTTTATGATATCCAAATTTATTTTAAAATATCCAATAACACCATCTACTGTTTCACCCGGCGTCGTAAAAATTTTGGTTGGCTGACCACATAAAACACTTAAATATAATAGGTTATCCGCCAAACAAAATCCCCACCAGGCGTGGGCTGGGCGAATTCTGGTATAAAAAAAAATCCCCGACTTTCGCCGAGGACTTTTCACCTAACCAAACAAAATCTATTCGTATTCTTCTGCGTACAATTCACCCGTGAGGTACATGTCGTAAGTTTTTACTTCACCCTCCAACACTTCGGTTACTTTGTCAATAAGACTTTGGGTAATTTTCTTTACTCCATATTCTTCACGGACTTTCTTCTTTGAAACAAAGTACCAACCAACTTGTCCACTATCCCAACGACAACTGAACGGACTTGTGTTCATTGTAATTCCCGAGTGGTCGTACAAGTAAAGAGGTAAGATAACACAAACATCTTCTTCTTTGATGATTGCGTTTTTCATTTCTTCCCAACCATTGTAGTTATTGTGGTTGTAGTCGTGTTTGTCTCCAAGGTCGTAACGTCCGTGAAAACACACCATTTTTCCGAGGTTGTCCCAACTCCGTGGGTTGTCAAAATCTTGATACATAGTCGTTATTATTTATTGGTTTATACAAATATATAACAATTTTATTCGTTTACCAAATCTTTTTTGCCAAACTTTATTCGTCTGTACGCCTTCGCCGAAGGTTTCGACTTCTGTAACATTTTCCTACGGACTATTTGTGCGACGTGTCTCACACTTAATCCATTAAGGGTTTCATTCTTCATAGTTAAATTCGGTTTCATCTTCTATTTCTTTAAGTTTTTGTTCAAACTCATTTCTCATTTCATCGGTATCAAAGATTGGTTGTTTAGTTTCATCATCAATGTAATAGTAAACACCGACTTTGATTTCCGTTGGGATTGATTTCTTACTCATAGTAATTATGTATTACGATACAAATATAAAACTATATTCAGTATAATCCAAATTTTTTTTCATACCTGTCGTCTCCATCCCACAAATTGTTTGGCGTGTTGTTTAATGTTTTGACCGAAAGATTAAACAAAACATATAGTGTAATACGCCTTTATTGAGTGTCATACAGTGCCAACCAAATTTAGGATACAGCACGTGCTGTGAGGTGAAACTAAAACGCAACAAAAAAGGGTAACATTTCTGCTACCCTTTTCCACCGCAACCGAGTTAAACCAATTAAATCGACAAGTACAGGCGGTTGTGGTTGTATAGTGCGACTGGGTTTTCTTCCGCAATCTTACCATATTCCTTTTTAATGATTTCGTACATTCTATCTTGTGGTTCGTTAATACACTCCGATAAAAGTTCACAAAAACCATAGTTACTTTCATCAACTACTTCTTGTTCGGTACCAGGTAAACCACAATAGTACGCTTCCCCTACTTCGGAAATAAACATTCCCGAATAAAAACCTTTCAACTTAAAGTGATTAACGAATTTGTCCGCGTTACACCAAATAAAAATTGAATTGTCTTTTTCTTTTAATAGGTACACCATACTTTCATCAATGATGAAACCATTTGAACCAGGAAATTGTCCAACCGAGAACAATCCCATAGGTGCTCCGTGTCCACACATTATTACTCTGTCGTGGGCGTCGATAAGTTTTCTAACTTCTTCTTTTGTTACCCCACCCGTGATAATTGTCTTATTCGGTATAGGTTCGTACACAATATCTAAAAATTGTGTCGATTTGTCTTTTGGATGAATTACAAGTGTTTTCATTATTTTGTCGATTTTATGATACAAAGATATAACGAGTTTTTTATTCTACCAAATTTATTTTTATTTTTCTTGCCAACTAACCAAATAGTAACTTACCATTCGGTAACATCTCAGAACCGCTGCGTCGGGAAAATTTTGGTTGGCGTTCTTACAATCTGTAAAGTAAAAACCTACTAATCTGTAAAGTGGATGCCAAACAATTTTCACCCTGAACCGTGACTCAGGACTTCAGGTCATAAAAAAACCCCAACTTTCGTTGAGGTCTTGTCTTTACTCTTCTTCACTATCCCGAAAAATTTGAATCGCTTCGTTGAACAATTCATTCTGTAATTGAAATAGTGTATATCCACTCTTAATACATTCATCTACCCAATCATTATCACCTTCAAAAATTCCTTCCCAACTTCTATTCGGTGGTAAACCCATTTCGTTTTCGGTTTGAATATGTTGGTAAATTAAACCAACAACTTCTTGTCTTGTCATTTTAATTAGTTTTGGTGAAACACAAAGATAAAACATTTTTTCGTATAATCCAAATTTTTTTATA